TTACCTATCTCCTCGGTCTGTAAAATATCTACTGAATCTGAATTATGTTTCGGATAATCCATCTCCTGTGACAAGTCATTGACCTTCTTTGGAATCAGGTTCAATTGCCCCGTGTTTTGATAATTGTTATAAACAAAAGCTTTGTTGTATCCAACATCTTTTATATCAGCTGAGTCATACTTGTTGTAGTACTTTCTTACATCCATCCAGTAATTAATACTGTGCATTGTTGATCGCATTGCTTTTGAAGGCAGTGCGTACTCAATAATAAACGGTTGTAATTTTCCATAAAATACTTGATAACTACTTAAGAATGGTAAGTGTGACCAAATTCCGTTCTCCTCTTCGTCTGTAGAAAAGTTTTTTCCTGTCTGGAAATATGTTTCATACCCAACATAATAATTAGGATGGAACCCATAATATGAGATCCACATCCCTGTCACTGGACTGTACGCTATAGTAAATGAGCAGTTTGTAAAATACTCCTCTTCATGTAAGAACACTTCTTTTAATGCAGTTGGGTCTTCTCTGTCCGATACATAGAATTTCCCTAGCTCGTATGTCACACCTTGTCCCTTAACAGCCTGATAATCAAGTTTTGTTAAGAAAATCCTTTTTGATCTAGCATCCCATCCCATGGAAATACCTAATCCTTTAAAGGCGTTATCTAATTCCTTATCTGTAATCGTTGGGAAGTCTTTTAAAATCTTGAATGGAAGATGTTCTTTGAACCACTCTTCTATCCCTTCTGTGATTTGCCCCATACCTTTACCATTTGGCTGTAGGTTGAAGACTTCTCCCCTTTTAGCATCTGCCCAAAAATGCCCAAATTCACAACTCACTTTTGCAATGTGTTGTGATCCGGCATACCCTAAATCAGTTTCGTTAAAGTTGATATTTCTTCCTGAAAAAATTCCTCCGCTGCCTAATCTAACGTTTTCTGGAGTAAGTCTGTCACGTAAAATATCGATAGCCCCAAAAATAGTTACCCCATTTTCGAACCTACCTAACATTTGTTCTGACTCAATACTATCTACATCCACAACCCTTCCATAAGATGTTGGGAACTGATATGCATCCAAAGGTTTATAGTTCAACCAAGGATCTACTAAACTGTTCTCTGTCCTATCTTGACCAGAATATATAATAGTACTAGAAAGATCACTCAACTTAGTATATGTCTCTCTGTCATAATCCGTTGGTAACATTCTCCAAGGCATTCTTGTAGGTCTTGTTGAGTACACATGGTTGTAGAAATATGTATTCGGTTGCCTAATACTTATATTTTTCTCCTGTGTGAACTTAATTGTATCCTTAACATTAGGATAGAAGTTCTCATGCGGCTCTCTTTTTGCATATCTATAGTTCATATTAAAAGAGCTTTCTACAAGAAAGTGTGGAAAACCATAAGCGAATAAGAAGAACTTAGCAGGTGGTTTAATATATATTGAAAGTGGATCAAACGGTTGTGAAAATAGGTTATATTTAGACTTATTTGTAGGAAATGTGAACCCCCCTACTGAGAACCCCTCATTTGGATCATTAATCAAATAGTCAATAAAATATTTATTAACCTCTGTTAGTGGATTAATATTAAACTGATCTGAGTACTTAAATGGTGTCAATGGTGCTAATCCAAAAGCGTTGTTTAAGAAATAAGGAAATTTCCTTTTTGGCGCAAACCTAGAAATATAAGTATCCCCTCCAAAAATAGGATCACAATCTGTTGTTTTATTTACATACCCACAGTACCCTGTAGTAAACCAGTCCACGGAAGATACGCTTCCATACTGTGAGGGTAGATACTGTTTTAAAGATACATACGGTGACCCAGCTCTCCCCACCATTTTTGGGCTTACCCCTTCACCAGTCCATGCTTTCTTACTTGAAGCACCAGGATTTGCTGAAAGATTATCCCAATTACTGTATGTGCTTGGATAAAAAATTCCATAATTAGCAGCTGACCCTAACCCAACAAATACTGAATCTGACCGATCAACATTATTAATGTTTATAGTATTCCCTGCAGACTCTTGTGCTACACTCCATCTACCCTCCGATAAATATGTTTTAGACGCTATCCCTCGAAGCATACTATTAACTACCGGGTTTTTTAGAAATCTATTATAGTGTCCTATTGTTGTGGAGTAATAAGCAAACTGTTCTGGATGCCCTAGATTACGTAGTGTTTCTATCCACTGTCTCCTATACTCTAGTGTTTTAAATATCCCTGTAGCAACGGCTATCAAAGCCCCAATAAGAACTATCCCTGTTAACACAATACCTGGTAGTGTCCCTGCTCCTGCTGCTTGCATCCCGAACTCTACCCCTTGGATTAAAAGTTCAAAAACTACCTCAGCAATTGCCAAAGCTGTCGCCAAAAAATACCCTGTAGGTGAAAGTATCACATATGTTGGATGATCTTCTACTACATCAAAATATGTTTCTGATTCTCCTAATTGATACCCCTCGATCTTCATCTCTGGTGGTAATGTAGGTTTATAGAAACTGGTATCTGGTGAATGGAATGTAAATAGACTATTCCTTATACTCCCACCAATATGTGGTACATTTCCGTTAAGCGCATCTGTTCCTAAAGAGTTTAACGGAAAGTTTGGATAGAAAACTGTTTCACTGGTGACTTCCTGATATGCGTACATATCAAAAAGTATCCCTTTAGCAATAATAGATTTATCAACACTTCTGTCCCCTCTAAAGATTTCATACTTATTGATCTTATTTCTTTCCTCTAATGTGATCAGCCCGTTTTTAACAGCTACATCTAAAAATGTTCTAATAACCTCTGGATCTACTGAAAACCCTATTGGATAAATAACACTATCTGTAAATGGAGCCGGTGCGTTTAAGTAGTCAGACATAAACGGGATCTTAGTAGAACACGGAAATTTATAATGCCTAATAGCTTTATCTCTTAAATCAGTATTATCATTAAGTGTATACGCTCCATTTGCTATCCCTCCTGAAAAATATATCTCAAAATCTTCCTTTATTGCCTCCGGAATATCACCTACCTCTATTTCTAAATCTTTAGAGTTATAAAGTTCCCCATTACAAGGATACTTTATCTCTGACTCCCAATATGAAAATTTACCATATTTATGTGGAACTGGCTCACAGTCCGTCAATACTGGTACAGTATAACTACATACAGATTTGTATGTAATCCTTTTTCCGAAGGTCAGATTTAGAAAAGTAATTGCCTCAGCAGTAGGTAGCTCTCTTATAAAGACATTCATACAACTAGTAGGTGGTGTAAGTCTGTACACTCTTCTATCTTCCCTGTCATATGAAGTAGCCCCATCTGTAGTTGTAATACTAGCTATCCCTGCAAAAGTTGTAGCTATCACCACATAGTCACCATCTGCTGCGATATTTAAACCTTCTACAGAAAGTATGGTTGCTGCATGTGTACTGACAAAATCAGTAGCAGTGGTTGCTGCATCTGTGTTAAATGTCGCTATATAGGTATTCCCATTAATAATTATCTCATTTGGCCCATCACTCAGCATCTCTATTCTCACAAGAGCCTCTTCCACATATGGAGCATCTATTGCTATTACTGCCTCTCCAGTAAAGTCTGCTGATACAAGTTCTATATACTTAGTAACATCATCTGGTGTTGTCACATCTGTTATGATTCTACTATATGCTGATAGATCAGATGTGCTGCACCCATCAAAAACAGTCATCCTTACAGAACTTCCTGTATTGTCGTCTTGATTTAAATTAAGTGTGTTAGATATCTCAAATATTGTTACTGGATCTGTTAGAGTGGCTTTAAACCACAGAGCATTTGTATGTACTTTGTTGCTATACCCTGCCCCTGTAGCAGAAGATGTGTATGTTGTCTGTAAATTAGAAAATGCCCCAGTAGTTCCTTCGTTTTGTAAAAAGAATGGATTTTGTATAGAGGCTGAAAAATACTCAGGTGGTACAGACGCAGCTGCACAACTTGTATTAGCGTAAGGATCTATCTTACTATTCACGGTTGCTGTCGCCAACATATACGCATCTATAAACGCAGTGTCCTGCCCTATTGGTAATACAAGTGGCTCACACAAAGCTGGTATGTGTATCCTAACCTGTTCATCAAAAGTGGGGCTTGTCGTTGTACTTGTTTCATTATCTGTATCTATGGCTAATATCTCTGCAGAAATCTCTACCCATGGTGCACAGTTGTCTGTAAACCCTGGTTCACAGTGCCCCGGATAAGCAGCTGGGTTGCTCATAATGGCTTTGATAGCTGCCCACTGTGGATCAGAACTTGCCAATATCTCTGAAGCGTTATTATTTATATAGCTGGCAATAGTACCACTTGTATCTATAGTAAGTGTTCCTGATGCAATAGCCGCCACTGTTGAAATCTCTCCCTCTGCCCCTTCTAAATAACAAGATAATTCTTCTTCTCTTTCAACTGTTGCTGTAGATCCTGGACTTGCCTCTACAACACAATCCCCTTCTACCACTGCAGTATTCTCATATTGCCACCTCTTATCCCTAAGATTCTCAGAGCAGTTAGGATTATGTGCATTCACAGAATTCGTATTATTGTCTTCAGGAAACTCCCCACTCCCTAATACCTGCAACTCATATGCTGTAGGTGGACGTGGTACAAATACATAATTTGGTGTTTCATAACCACCTTCCATGTAGAATTTTATAGATAGTGGAACTACCTCATCTCTCATATAAGAAAGATATTTAGATACTCCAACACCATCCTTATAAATATCCTCTTTAGCCTGTACAGTAGCCCATTTAACAAATGCTCCTGCTAAGTTGATAACTGGTTGCAAGTTAAGTTCCTCTTGTGCCTCTAACCCATACTGAAACAGATACCCATTCCCTTCAGCCAATCCTTGTGCATTTTTATAAATAGTTCTCCTACTGAGAATGTCTCTAAGACTAAGTTTTGGTTTATCTACTAAAGTGGATAATGATACACTATTGTTATCTATTGGATAAATTCCGTACTCATAAACACTTACTGCTGCATCAAGACCGCTTTTATAAATTACTACAACTTTATAGTATTCATAATTCTTATCCAAATCAGTTACGTTTAAACCTATTGCTAAGTTCGTTTCATAATCAAGATTTGTTTGATCTAGTATATTGTTATTTGGATCATGGATGGGGATCATGTTTGTCTTCGAATAGAAGTCTGATATTGTATTCCCGTTGATGTCGCAATATGCAGCTGTTGCCTCATACATTCCTGCAGGTAAATTTCCCCCACCTTGAATTGTTCTTGGTTCAAGACACAGTTTGTCGTATAAAGGAAAGATTCTGAGTTTGTCACATTGGAAACAGGTTTCAGTTGTTTCATCTGTACAGTCATCTACATCTATAGTGTATATTTCCAGATTATCTAGTTGTAAATACCTTTGAGGCTCTTCCCCATCTGTCCAATACATTGTCGCACCCGTAAGTTCGTCTTTGATTATAATGTTGCTCTCGTGAATAGGTTTGTCTATGCTAAAATTTAAACAACCTGTGCAAGTTTTTGTAATCTCACAGTAATCAGATATGATAGTAACATATGTGCAAGTGGCTACCTTCTGTGTGTTTTCCAATGGGTTCTCTAAGATCACTTGTATATCACAACCACATTCTTCAGACACTGCCTCTAGACTATCTGCATTTTGAATACTGCTGATATACCCTATCTCGGAACATCCTGTCTCAGCATTTGCTAAAAAGAAATAAGTTCGGTCCCGTCCTAAGTGAAATTTATGCCCAACGACTTTATAACCATCTTTGAATCCTGAGCAATAGATATTAGAAGGTTCATTCTGTAAATTTACTTTACCCGTACCATGCTCATCACTAAAATTAGCGTTGAAGGCAAAACTATATTCTGCTTCTGTCATTTCAAAGACACCAGAAGACCTGTTCATCCCCTTCTTTGGTGTATTCGCTCCTTTAGCTATTGCCATTTTATTCCTTAGTTTATCTTACAGTGATTTTTATCTTCCTCCGTACCCTTTAATGTTTCCAGTAAATGGTGACTCATATTGCATAGACTCTAATTTGTTGAGCCTACTGATACGTTTAAATGTCTTTGGCTTCAAACTGGTCATCTTGATCTCATTAGAAGCATTCTTCAATGCAATCCTTTCTTGTGTAGTGTATGTTCCATACAAGCTAGAAAGCCCTACTGCATCATTATTTCCAATCAATCTTTCGGCTGCTTTTCTCTTAACTCTATATTCCAGGTACTCTTCCAAGTGCCCATTTTTTGTATCAGGTATTTCAATAAGTCCATCCGAATCTACTGGTAAGCCATAGTACTGCATATAAATATGCCCTTTTGGAAAATTGGCTTGTAATGTATTCCTGATTATAATAATTTCATTCGGATTATCTCTGACTATTTTATTTCTACACTCTCTATGACATGCTGTCTTATTGAAAGTTTTTCCTAAAGAGAGTAACTGTGGTTTATCATAATAAAATTCTGCAACCTTCTTTTCTTTAAAATATAAATTTTCCTTAACAACTGTTTCAGAGACAGTCTCACAACAAGCTTCGCATTCATTCCACTCTGTTGTTCTGGAGGTTCTCTCTGTATAAACAGTTGAGTCTTGTAAGTGATGTACCTCTGTAGTTGTTGGATAATATCCAACAGGGTTACATAGGTACGCAAAATAAAGTGTTCTAAAATTTTCTGGTAAGCTAACTTCCCCCTCTTCCACCTCAACTACGGTCTCATGAAGTTCAAGAATATCATTACCCATTCTTTTGAGTCCCATGACAATATCTCTGTACATAGAGTCTTCATCCAACAGATGGGCATCAGCGTATTTATTCAAATCACTTTTTACCTCTGCTATTAAACCTTGTGTGTTACTCATACTTTCTTCAATGAAAATAAATAATTTCTATACTCAAACCCTGATCTAAGTTTTTCTGAGACTCCTGTTTTTATCTTTTGATTAAACTGTTTGTCCATGGTCCAACTGGATCTCATATGCAGCTTACCTGCCATTGGAACATATGTTGGTAAAAACATATATTGGTTGGTGTGGTAATTAAAACGCTCCTCTAATTTTTCTCCCTTAATTAAGAGATGGTATGCCATTTTTCTAGGTGGTTTCCAATTAAAGAAATATCCAAATCCTTTTATGTAAACTCCCCCAGGGCATTCTACTATCCCTGTTGCTACATGTTTACAAAGTGTTTTTAAGATCTTACGCATTTCCTCTCGGTCTTCCGCTACATGTTTCTGTGGGATCTTCCCCTCTTTCACATATTTATTATACTCCACATTTGTTTTAGCATCAAGAAGGTTATATGGTTTTATTACTTTCCTCACTAAGTTGTTGTTTGCGTTTTCTGATGTTCATCCAAATTAGGATTTTCATCCGGCATAGATGTTCTATAAAAATTGGCCACTTCCGAAATTGTATCCTGAACAACTAACTCTAAAAACCTATCTGGACATACAAAATCTGCATCCCATACATTTCTACACCCACTATCTTTTGGGGCACAAGATGAGGTTTGTTCAGCATCATCTCGGTCTATCGCAATCATCTCTATCTCGAGAAGTTCCGCATTTGACTCAGGACAAATTAAGCGTTCATCCTTGATCGTAAAATATCTAGCTGAGGTATTTCTGTATTTCCTTTTTTTAAGACGAGCGTACTCTTTTGCAGTAACATACTTATACTCTTTCGACTCGTCAATATTAGTTACCCTGAGGATGCCTGTTCCACTCTTACCAAAAATAGTTTCTGGTAGCTTGTTACAAGATCTCATAACCCTGTCGCAAAGTTTAAACTCCACAATGCCACAATCTTTAGATTGAATCCTCTCCATTGGAAAGCATTCAATCCTGAATTTAATTCCCTCCTCTTTGTTTAAAGAAAGCTCATCCAACTTTTGACTCATTAGAAACTTAGCCTTCATTCTAGCAATACTTAGGATATACCTCCAACGTATTGATCCATCTTTTGTAACGAATCTTCCTCCATTTATTACTCTAGAAACTACTTCCCTGTTTGTTGACATAATTACAAAGCTAATAAAAATCGAAATATTTGAAAAATAGATTAGAAAAACTCCCATAAAAAAGGCCCCCGATAAAAATACCGAGGGCCTATGAGATAGTTAGAAAAACCAACTAAAACTAACTATCAGCCTTTTCCGCTTCTTTTACCTCTTCTACTGTAGACTTCTCTTCAGTCTTTTCCTCTTCAGAGGTTTCTGGTTTAGCCTTTGCTTCTGCCATTGCTTGTTTCTCAATAGCCGCTGCTTGTTGCACAATACTGTCCATGATTGGTCTCACGGCATCATGTGGTTGTGCTCCTAATGCTTTTAAGACGCTATTCACCTCATCTGCACTTCTAAATTTAATTGTGTACTCCATACTATGGTTTTTTATTTATTTATTATTAGTTGTTACAAATATATACTTTTTATGCGAATCCTTGAATATATGATCCTAAATAATTTGTTCCATCATAGTAGAGCCTGATTAAATCTATGAAATTATCAGTCGCTGATATAACAGGTGCCCCAATTGCTCCTTCCCAAAACACAGTTCCTGGCCAAGTGATGTTATTACCCCCTGATCCTTGGATAACTTTAATAGCGTACCAAGCTCCTGCCTTAGGATTACTTAATGTTAATGTTACTGTTCCAGTTGATGGCTCCATATCAAGTACAGTATGATTTCCTTCATCCCAATCGATAGTGGCTGTAGTTGTTCCTACGGTATCTGTTGTTTGAGCAACATACATTTGCCCTCCAGTAATCTCCAATAACGCATCTGGTGCAAATGTTCCTAATCCGTTAAGTGGTGCATTTGTTAGGAACCCATAATTAGTCGTTGCCCCAGAGATATCTAAATAAACTCCGTAGTGGGTTGTTCCTCCCTCATTCATTACAACCCTTGCTCCATATTTAGTAGGAGTGGTTCCACCAAAGTCTACATCTATTCCGTATCCTGTACCTGATGTAAAGGTCGTATCAAAATCTACTTTAACTCCATACCCTGTACCAGACGCTTGATCCCCAGACAGTATAATATTTTGACCGTACTTGTTCGCTGTGTTAGTTTGTACATTTTCAAAATAAGAAGCATATGTACTTGTTGCACTAGTACTTGCACTGTTGGATGTATGCCCATATGTTGCTATGTCTGCTAGAGAGGGTGTTGTTGTTGTTCCCCACGTATATGAAGCTTGTCCTACATTTCTAGTAGATGAGTTTCTTGCGAGAACTTTTACCCCCCAGTTTGTTCCTGATGTACTCCCTGAAACATCAATGTCTACCCCAGCATTTTCTGCTGTTCCTGAATTACTAGCACTAACTAAAATTGCTTTTTTACTACCTGTTGTAGCACCTGAACTTTGAACATGTAATTTTCCTGATGGACCTGCTGTTCCTATACCAACACTATCTGTTGCTGCATCTATAACAAGTACGTTAAATAAAGTATCCCCATGAAAACTAATAGCATGAGGTTGTCTAGTATTATTAAATACAAGAGCTGCTCCTAATGTAACATCTGTAGCTATTGCTACAGTACCAGAACCATCATAAATACCATCTCCACTAGCAATTACCCAATCCGCATTTCCTAATGCATCCGTTGATTGAAGTACATACCCAGCGGCTGGAGTAGTTGTAAGGTTAGCAAGTCTAAATGAACTATTAAATGTTGCAGGACCGGTGACGGCTGTACCAGTCGCAGTAAAATCTAGGTATGCAGTACTTCCGCTACCAAATCCTATTTTGGTAGATGTTGTTCCCATATCTATCCAACCCTCAGCAAATCCGAGATTATCTGTTGTTACGAAAATCTGGTTTGAGTTCAAACTTATGTTTGATTGGCCATTTGTTATTGCTATATTTGCATCAGCTGTTGTTTTAGTAACTGTGAAAGCTTGGATTGCTCCAGCATATACGTCAATTGCTATGTCGCCATTTGATGCTCCACCTGTTCTTTTGAATGTTCCTGAATTAGTGAACTCAAGATCAAAGGCACCTGATACAGTTGTATTAACAGTAAGTGATCCTGAACCATCATAGATTCCATCTCCTGTAGCTGCTGGTATATCTGTTAAGAAAGCGAGTGTTCCATCACCATCTTGTAATGTCCAAGTTCTAGCAACTGTAAGTAATGGAGCGTTAGTTAATACACCTGCATTTGCATTTACATTATCATTAAAATATAATGATTGACTTGCAACACTTGCTCTTGTAAGCTGAACAAGACTGTAGATTGCAACACCTGCACCACCATACATGTTTACTTCATCTGCATTTATTTCTATATAAGCTCCATCTCCACTTTCGGCTTTGAAGTTAGTATTAACAAACTGTATAAGATTTTCATTACCAGTTACGGTTCTATTACCCGTAATAGAGTCATCTGCACTATATAAAGTATTAGCAGCTGCTGGTATATCACTTAGCAAAGCAACGGTTCCGTTTACATCAGTTGGAAGTAAAAGTGTGAAGTTTGTACTTGGTGTAGCTGGTACTGGAAAGCTAAGTATTGTTTGTCCTTCTCCCACTGAACCTCCTTGTCTGTAAACACCTGAGTCTCCATCAAGCACCATACTATCTCCACTTGCGGTAAACGTAGACGTTACAACCCCTGAATTAATAGTTATTAAACCTGTCGTATCAGAGAAATTTACAAATGAGAAGTTACTTGCACTTTGATCAAAGGTTAAGCTATTGGACCCCATTGTGACAGTTCTGCTTCCAGTCAGAGATCCATCATTAGTATACAGACTTCCTCCACCTACTAACTGGTAAGCAGCTCCATCCCAAAAATAAACTATGTCTGTATCATCTGTTACATAAAAGATATCCGGGTCACCAGATACTGGTAAAGATGCAAAATCTGTTACATGTTGAATATTTACTTCTGATCCAAAAGTTCTCCATGCTCCACCTTCGTAGAACCTGAAGTGATCATCAGTTGTATCATATTTAACCATCCCAGCAATACCTACTGTAACGTTTCCATCTGGGTTTGCGTCTGATGGTGCAATCCAAGCACCGTCAGGATCTGTTACATTTACAATACTGTTACCTGCCCCTGTTGAGGTATTTGTCTTACCTGCTGAGGTCTCCGAAGAAGCCCCTACTACAGAAACAGTCTTGTTTCCACCAATAATTTCATCTGCATCCCCTGCAGTTACTAAATCATATGTTGCTGTCGAAATAGTGTATGCTAAAATGCCTGTAAAAGTCAAGTTGTTACTTCCTCCACTAACTGTTCTGTTTCCTGTAAGTGCTCCATCAACTGCATAGAAGTTTGAAAAAACTCCAGACAGTGGTATATATGCAACACCATCCCAAAAATAAACTAGTTGAGAATCATCAGCAATGTAGAGAATGTCCATATCCCCTGTTCCTGGAAAGCTTCCTAATGTAGCTTCATGTTGAATGTTTGGTAAAGATATTGGTGTATACGCAGCTCCGTCCCATAGGAAGGCCTCATTTACATCATCAGCTAAATAAATAACTCCTAAAGATCCTGTGCCTGGAAAAGCAGCTTCGTTGGCATAATTAATAACTTCATCTAATATTGCATCCTCAAGATTTAATTGGATAGCCATGAAATCGGATGCTGTAGCTGCTGTATCCACTAGCGCAATTAAAACATCTCCTGCATCAAGTTCATCTGATCCTGAAGCAAGTCCTACAATTGTTCCTGCTACAGTAATTCGCCAAGTATCTCCTGCCTCTATCGATAAATCCGCTGCTCCTAAATCATCAACACCTGATCCTTGTGTAGGTATCAATCCTCCAGATGCATCATGCCCCCCTGGTATTAATGATCCAAATTTATTTAAGTCATCTATATTAGCTATTTGACGTACTTGCCCACCACTATAGTGATACACATGGTCATCTGTTGTCAGTTGCCATGCACGTCCTTCAAAAAGGTCTCCTCCTGTTGGATGGGCCGCTAATTTCTCAATAGAAAAATTCTGTATCTCTTGTTGATTAAAATCCTGATCAACGTATGTGTTTTTCTTAGCCATTTCTATTTATTATGTAGAATAAATTACTCTTACTTCAATATCTACTAAACCAACATTGGATGTTAATGTTATATTGTCTCCGGAAACCGATATAAGAATTCCGTCTGTGATATTTTCCCCTGTACTATCTAGTACTAATATTGATTCCATCCCCACCATAGTGGCTACATTTACAACAAGTGGTGTAAGTGCTACTAAGGTCTCTGTTGATGAGAAAGTATTCAGTGTATCTCCTGCAACCTGTAGAGCATAAAAGTGTCCGTTTACATAAACAGACCCTCCACTTTGTGTCACAGTTACAAGCATTGTACTATTCGCTGGAATAGGAAAACCTGTTGCTGATAACTCAACGATTGCTCCACCATCTCTTATCCAAGCTCCTGTTGTGTTCGAAAATGTAATAGCCCTTGCCACTGCTGTGGTGTTGACTACTAAATATAGATAATCATCTGATACTAAGTGATCATTCCCATCAATTAAAAGGTCTCCCGTATTTTCAAGATGTACCTCTCTTTTAGAATGTGTATTTGGATCAAGTGTTAATGTAGATATTACACTATGGTGTATTGTCTCTTCTTTAAATCTTGGTAAAGATGTTGCTAATACCGTTGATTCCCAAAGATCAATAGTTCCGTTATTTGTATACCACTTAAGTTGACTTGTGTTTGTATCATACCACGTATCCCCATATTTAGGAGATGTATGTGCTGCTACTCCAGTGGTATGTTGCCCTGTCACAAACGTTGTGCTTGTTCCAGATTCATCTCCTGGAGCATGTGTATATGTACCATCTGCATTGTTTACCAATGTTGAAGTAGCTACACCCTCTATGATATAGTTAGTGATATTCTGGATCACGACCTCTATAAGGTCACCAGTAGTAATTCCTAATTCTGGAATGTCTGGTCCAGTATACCTTGCGACTGTTGTTGAACAACAACATGCACTTTGATTACATTTTGGACAGGCCATACTTATTCTTGTATTTGAGCAATTGCTTGCTGTATTTGTGTTAATGTGATATCTTCTCCTAATGGATAACTTGTTGTGAATTTAATCCTAAACCCTCCTAAATCAGCCGCTTTTCTACCGTCAAAATCTGCTGGATAGTTCGCAGAAGATATTGGACTGACTCTTTTATCTGCTGCTGAGGCTCCATCATACTCTGTATAAAATGTAGTATAATTTGGTGCTATCCCCCCTCTAGTAACTCTCGACACTACTTGATGAAATGGTGAATTTGGTGTAACAACTGCAGCATACGCATCATTATCTGTGTCGGATAATGTATTTAATGCTACTGTTCCATCAGTATTTATCTTAGTCTCTGGAAAAAGTGTTGTTAAGTTAAGCTCATACTTACCTCCTGTATCATCTATTGCCCTATAGCTCATTTCAAAGTGGCTCAATAAATGCGTTTTTGATGGGGCAAGATCTACAGGCATTACAGGATTGTGTGTCTGCATAGTCCCTTCTGTCAAAACATCATACCCTCCAGACATTCCTGTATAGATTTGAACTTTTGATTTATACGAGTCTGGGTATTCACTACTATTTGTCAGAAGAGTCGCTCCTCCAAAAACACTAGATAGTGGTAATAATAGATACCCCTCTAAGAAAACTGTCGTACCAACCACTCTAATACAAGGATAATCCCCTTTTAAATCATAAGCTGGTAGACCAAAATTATATGTGGTGTTGAAATCATTCATTATGATCCATCCACTGTCATACATACTGTCTCCGTCATTACCGTTGTAGACAACAAATGTTCCTAAAGAGATAGTTTCTAAAGCATCTGCCCACAATGTGTAGGTATCCGTTTGTCCAGCTGCTCCTGCTGTAGGTGTAGCTCCATCTGTTGATGTAAAAGACGCATGATCAATTCCCTGTCCATCAACTCCGTTATACACAACAAAGGTTCCGAGTACTATAGTTTCTTCAGCATCCCCATAAATAGTGTATGTAGAGGTTTGCCCAGTTTGGCCCTCAGTTCCTGCCTCACCTGTGAAAATTACATGATCAATTCCTTGACCATCATCTCCCGGATCTCCATCTAGCCCTGGAGCCATTTCACAAATCTTAGCTTCTATTTTTTGTATGATTGCCTCTAATGTATCTCCTTTAACAACCTCAATACAAGGCATCCCTTCTCCAGCATGCCTTATACAGGCAAGTGAAGTTATTTCAATTGGACAACCGCAGGTCTCTAAGCAGTCATTTGTAGTAGATTCAGTACATTCTTCGCAAGCCATAATTTCTTAGTTGTAAATCTTAATCTCTAATATTGTATTCACTCCATCAAGTAGCCCATCTGTGAGTGTTGTTGCCGCCCCAACTTCTACAGCTGTTTTAATAGACAATGTATTATCATCAACTCTTTCTACATAAAACTTATCCAAACTTGTTTCATCAAGTACTGCGTATGTAGGTCTATCATTTGGTGGTGTTATCACTGTCTTTGTTGCTATAAAAGCTCCAGTAGACACCAATGTAAATTCCCCTGCTGATACCCTAGTTAAAGTGGGTGTTAAGCTGGCACTATTAGTAATAACAGTCGCCTCTGTTGGATCTGATGTGCCATCTTGGTCCAACGCTACTACATATGTAGTATACGTAGGTAAATAGGTACTCTGTGCAGTTTTCAACTTCTGTATCGCCCTAGAGATAACTCCTAGAATTGTTGACATAGTGATACCTTTTCCGTACCTTAAATATATATCAGCCTCTTCTGAGATAATACAGTCTGTACTAACCAAGTCAGTACATTCTAAAGACTCGTTGTCCACAGTAGGCTCATTTGGGTCTATACAATCTTCAGCCATCTTTATTTATTTAATTTGTTAAGCATTAATTGAAGTAAGTCTTTTACTGTTGAAGGCTGTTCTCCGCAATCATCAACAAGTTCTCCTAACTCCAATCCCATACATGAAATTGTTTCATCAAAAATAGGTGAGCAACTTTCACACCCCGTACATCCTGGTGTAGGAAGTCCAACATACTCTGCTATCTCACAGATCTTTTCCTCCATGGCCAAAAATGCTTCCTTGGCTTTTAAGGTATCTCCTTCTTTTGCATATGCAATACAGTTGTTCCCCAGCTCTCCTAAGTCTAACCCTTCAGAAAGGTCATCTACTTGAAGATTAAGATCCTCAATAACCTCCTCCACAGAAGGGTTATCACATTCTTCTATTTTGGTGTTCTTATGTAACTCACCCTCATAGTCTACGCATTTTGCGTTGCTCTTCTTTCCGCAGGTGTTTGATACTTTATCTTTACAGCTCATGGATCTTTGTTATTGCTTTTCTAATAAGTGATTCTCTAATTCTAGTTTGTTGATCATCACTTATGTAGCAGTAATCATTACAATGTAATCTAGAGAGTCTTAAAATATTTCTCATTTTAGATGTACAAACATACCCGATTTCAAATTTAAGTTCTTTTAATAAGTCTTCAGCAGTACCTGTCAACATTTGAGCTATTACATCTCCTGTTGGTAAATTCTGTTTAGTTATTATAGATTGAGAACTCATTTTCTACGTACTCCTTTAAGGCATTTATTGTTTGTAGATCGGGGCAGGATTCCACAGCCTCTATTAATAGCTGCTCTACATCACTCCGCATCTCTTTATATTCAATTTTTTTATCAGGGTCTGTTGTTATCCTCTCAAGTGTAATAAGATTGTTCCTGATTTTATGTAAGTCGGATACTTTACCGCTGCAACTAGTACTATTGACTAACCCATTAGTTCCTTTTGTACACCCACACATTACTCACATGTTGAGCAGTTAAGAATGTCATCTACCATTTCTTGAGCCTCTTCAAAAAGCATTGCTGCCTTTTCAATATTGTCATACCTCAAAAAAGCTTGTGCAGCTAATTTTAAAAACTCAATTCTTGTCATTTTTTTGTTGAATGCCTCTTTATCAATTTCCTCAAGTCTATCAACAAATATCTTATCGACCTCCATATCATGGAGATCTGTTTTTAGATAGTAGTACTCTTTAGTATATGTCTCCGGTGATCCTGTTACTGTAATTGTGTAAATACCATCAGGTAATGTTGTCAGACCCTCTTGTCCTACACAGTTTACGCCAAGCATGTTACTGTTAAAAACATTCAATTTGTTTTTATCATAGAACTTAACAACTGGTTTTTCATACCCAGGCAACAAGATATTGATAATCGAGGGCTTCTCTTTTATCAGTCCCCAAACACTTAAATCCACTACCTTCAAATAGTATGGATTAGTGTGTATTGAAAAATCTATATGGATTGCTGCCATGTTGCAAATTTAAGTACAGCCATCCTATTTTCAAAAAAGATTAGATTTGCTGATATTAAATACATATCCGTTATAAAAACAGATTATTATTTTCCATCAAGTCCTAGAAACTCCAATATTTTTATCCACCACCTTACCCACCATTTATCTCTTTTTATAGGAGGTATTATTTCTGGCTCTTCTTCAACTTCTATTTCTGGCTCAGGTTCTGTCTCAGGTTCTGTCTCAGGTTCAGGCTCAGGTTCCGGCTCAGGTGTTTTAATAGCCATCCTTAATGGGCCTGCTCCATCAATCTCTTCTTCTGTAGGTTGATAAATATCATCTTGAGTAACCTCTATATATTCTAAATTATTCTTATCAAACAATTCTGGGTGGGTATTTAAGCTATTTATATCACAGAAGTGGTCTCCATTAATAGTTACACCATAACCAAAATCGTCTATACCATTTCTTTTATGCGCATTTGATTCGCAAAACCCTTGTGTTAGTTTTATATATTTCATTGTCTTCCTAATATTGTGTTTAACTCTGTTACATTGGTGTTGTTTAATGCCACTTGTGTAGATGTGAGTTTGTCTCCTATATGCGCATACTGGACATTCCCAGCTGATTTATTGAGTTGTGCTCCATAGTTTTCCCAGGCTCCTATTAGCGTTGAATAAGTTGTTGGCAAAGAGGCAGCTAGCGCAACACTAGGTGTAGAGTTTATAAGAACTGTTCCTTGATACCCACTCCCTAAAATATTAGATGTACGAGTAACTGTTAAATAAGAAATATAATCTGTAGCAGCTATTCCAGTAAATGCCGCATTATTTATATATGCATGGAAAGTGTTCACAGTATTATTTCTTATCGCAGATCCTATAGCTGAACTATCTCTAGCCCCCATTGATTGAGTGCTATTGGTAGACTTCAGCCATAAAGATATTGCCCAATCAAACCCACCGGTGACTTCAGTTTTAAAATCATTATTTACATCAATATACTGCGTTGTCCCGTTTAGAATAGTTCCTGTCCCGTCATGTGTTGGGGACCCTATATAGGTTAAATCTGAGACAGCCGTTACCATATTAATAGCATGTGTAGCTGCAGTTCCTCCTATGAAAGGATATACTCTTTTAAACCCACCCCATAAGCCATCTGATTTTGAAGTTATTATAAAATTTTCTATTGCACCTTTTAGAATAGGCACTGATACACCATACAGACTGGGTGCATCAATCTCTGAGCCATTGGCAACAGTTAGCGCATGCCAATAGGTATACGCATCTACATCTGTAAAAAAATAATCTACTGGTCTAATAGCTGCATTCAACGCCTCAACTGCATTAGTTAGTGTAATCGCTTGAGAACCTGTGAGTGCACCACCTATTGACGCAAATTTAATATTCCCAGCTATCGTCCCTTGAAAATTGTTTCCAATATTAGCTGCCCCAATAGCACATGGATAGGTGGCTTGTAGAGTATCTGCATTTGTTGCAGTAGAGTTTGCTACTGAAACCCCATCTATATAAAAATCTGACCTTGTTATACTGGTTCTAGAACCGATTAAAACTTTATGTAGCTCTTCATCTGTAGTGGCATAACTTACTGTGTCCCCTAAATTGCTCCTATATATAGAAGCAAGATTCCTCATATAGCTTTCATTGGTAGTATTCTGACGGCACCCAATAGACACCTCACTATTTAATGTGTTCCCAAAGGTTGCTAAGTGAAAATCATTATTAGTAAGATCTGTTGACATATCATTTTGCATATGACATCTCCCAGTAGAAGCCCCATTAAAATTTACACCTTCTGCGTTATTATATGGCTTACCAGTAGCCCCAGAATATATTAAATCTGAACCTAAATCAACTGCATTAATAGCATGTGTTTCATCACTCCCCCCTATAAAGAGAAACATCCTGATCATCTTGTTATAAGTAGTATCCACTTTGAGTGCTATATAGAAGTCATCAATGGCTTTCATTATAGTGGAATTGTTTTTTCTATATACAGAAGGGCAATCTAAATCTCCTAGGTTAGCATCTGTCAATGCACCCCAATACGCCTCTGCATCTGTATCCGAAAAAGTATAATGCCTACCTATATTAGTATTTAATGTTCTTATATCTGTATCAAAATCAATTACTTGTGCTGTATTTAACCCAGTCCCTATTGACGCAGCTTTTATATTTCCGTCTGGGCTATTAGCCAATACTGGGGTCCCCCCATTATCCCAACAACCAATAAGTGTTGAGTAAGTAGATGGAAGGTTTTCAGCAACCGAGCCAACGTTGGATAATATTGTAACGGTATCTACATATAACTTCAAGTCTGTTTGTGATAATCTAGTACCAACTATAACTGCTTTAGGCCATTGATTAGCTGGAGCAGCATCAGTTATAATTAAATTATCAATACCTACTCTAACCTCCCCTTCATTTAAATTCTGTCTCCAATAAAGATTTATAATGGCAGAATCTCTTGACCCCATTGAGTAAGGTGAATCAGTGGTAATACCACCCCATTGCATAATATGTGAACTAAACGCTGTTAAATCAGCATCTGGACTATTATTCATGTCGGCATATTGAGTAGTGCCGTTTAAAACCATTCCTGTACTATTATGTATTGGTGAGCCTACATAAGTTAGTTCAGAAGCAGCTGTTACCATATTAACAGCATGGGTCACATCTGTTCCCCCTATAAATGGATACATTCTTACTAAATCTGAATAATATCCATTAACTTTTGCATCAACAAAAAAAGTATCAATTGCGCCTTTTAAGATATCCAACTCTATTGCATATGTAGTTAAAGCATCTATATCTCCCCCATTGGCTGTGGCTAATGAATTATAGTATGCCGCTGCATCAGAGTCTAGAAAAAGATACCCCCCTTCAACGCTCATCATGAACCCAAACCCAAACCTAAACCCTCTCATATTATCTGACGTATGTGCAGCTTCCTGCTCCTAGTTGAATATGACTAAATATTGTGCCTGATGTTGTAGGCGCTATCCCATTACCTCCTGTTGGATTACCAATAGTACTCACATACTCCCCAGCGATATTTTCATTAGACCCATTGATTTTGAGAACAACCACAGTAGCATCTGGACTGAATTGTATTAAAGACGCTTCGATCTCATGTGGCTCAGTATCGTTGATTATCTTTGCCCCTCTATGCCCTGTTAAGACGTCCATTCCGAAACTCCTTAATCTCTTTATCAGCCCCATAATTTGTGTTATTTAAAAATATTTATATTGAAAACTCCTTTAAAACAATAGCACTGATATACTTCTGTGACTTAGTTAGTTCGATCATCTTTTTATATTTTGGCATAAAATTACAAACGATACATCCGTAGCTCCACCCTTTTATAAACAATCTTCTGATCTTACTTAGAAAGTCATATGTTGATGCATGTATATTAGTATGCCACATACCTTTCTTAGCTGTCCCAAGTTCCTCTGCAATATCATCCATGTCATTATCTCTATGAGCAAAGATATCTTTTACTTGTCTCAGAGCCTTCATCCTCCCATTATGGAGTCCTGGAGAAAATGCGTTATTCATCCAAACACCTGCTTTTACCACAGCTGCTCCAGCTTTGTTATATTTTTTAAAACCCCCTCTTAATGCCGGTAACCCAGGAGTCGTTGTACAAGTAGTCATCATAACCAAACTCTCTCCCATCATAAGATTTAGTACATCATTAAACTCATTCGGTTTTTGATCTGCTTCGTTTACACGAACACAGCAAATCCAATACCCCTCTGGAATACCTTGATAGTCTTTTGCTTCCTTTGCTTTTGTTACAAGCTGCTCTGCTGTATAGTACATTATTTTAATTTTTAATAAGTATTACCAAAGTAAGCACTGCATTTACACCTAAGCTGGAGTAACTGAGTACTTTCATAACTTTTAACTTCCTTCTTTCTTTAAATAGTTGTTTCTCCACATAGAATATATATTCATTGAGATCTTTTATTATCCCCTGTAGGTACCCTTGCTGATCCTCACATTTACTAACATCAACTTCTAGGTTCTCAACCTGCTTCTTCAACTTAGTTGTTACAGAATCATAATCATACCCCAGCTCTGCGTACTCTAAAAAAAGTGCATACGTATCATAACACATTGTCTTAAGGCTATCGCCTTCTTCGCAATCTATCCAAGAGGTTCCCCCCAAGGCTGTCGAGTCTTGCGAAATCCCTGTTGTTGTTAGCAGTGCGAATAGCAATGATAACAGTATCGTTCTCAGTTTCATATTTTTCTACTTCTATTTTTAAAATTCTATTTTCTTCTTGAACTTTGACCCTTTCTCTCTCTGCTTCAATAAACTTCCCTCTCCACGCTTCTACGTCTTCAAGTAGCTCCTTCTTCTCAGAATCTAACCCTCCTGTCCCTGTGTCAGTAAAATGATCAAATACCTTTACCGCAGCAACTACTACAACAATTAATATGATGTATGGGAATATCTTACGTAGTATCTCCATCTTGTTTATCTCTTTTTTCTTTTTGAATACTGTATTTTTGGTACCCTGCATATGCAAATAGTGTAGCTGTATACGCTAATAATGTGCCTATTTCCATCCCTATAAAATGACAGATGAACCAGATACCTGATGCGAGCCATGCAGTTAAAAACAACATCCATTCCTGAACTCTCTTCTTAGATAAATAGGAAGGTTCGTCCGACATAGTTGCTATCAGCTCTTTAATAAACCACTTAATATTGATCCATCCTAAAAAATATTTCTTTTTATTAGTTTCTATCTCTTTCATCCAACTTTCCTTTCATGTACCAAAGCTCTTTTGTAAGTTCGAAGATCTGTTCATCTTGCTTATCATCATGGTTATGAAGTTCATCTGCTTCATTCATGGCTCTAATATACCTTTTATCACTTCTTGCTCCCCATACCTCAAACTCCCGTGTGGTAGCTTTTTCTTTATCCTCAATCAACATTAAAATTTTATTAATGTTCTCTGAGTTGCTTTTTATCTGGTAGTATGTTAAGAACCCATACCCTACAATAGTCAGTACTATCCCAAGAATTTTGATCCAGTTACTTATCGTGCTACCCCATAGGTTGGCTTTTTGAATCTTATCTTCCATCATTATTCGAACCCCTCCTCATCAATATTTTTATCTCTCCAGATAGCTTTTCTGATTCTATCCCAAAGTTTATACCCTAAAATCTTACCAATGTTTTCAAAAATGCTTTTAATCTCGATAACCGCTATAATACTAGTTGTAATATACGTCCAAGCTATGTCTGGTGAAAGATACATTTCCGACACTTTTGCCACTATAATAGCCATTGGATACAGAACAAGTTTTGCAATAATCCTACCGGCCCTCCTTGATGTTATTTTATCCTTATGCTTTACTGCCGACCAAACTCCGGTAAAAGTATCAACCATTATCAATAGACCTACGGCTATTAGGGTTGGTGTGAGTCCCACAAGAAACATTGCTGCAAATGCTAAGATTTCACCGAATGCGAGGGTTGCTTGTTCTTTCATTACTTATTTTTATTTGTTTATATTATGCGCTTAATGCTGCTGCTAATGCTGCTTGTGCTCTTGCTAACTGAAGCTCTAAACCGGCTTGCCCGTCTACTGTGTAATTGGACACATCTTTATCCCATATTAAATTTTCAGCCAAAGCTGTTGTGTCTACAGTGGACCCTGCTGAATCGTCTGTAAACTGTGTAAGCCCTCTTACACTGATCACACCATTTGTACAAGATGAAGCTAGTGTAACTTTACCCTGACTCATTTCAATAGTAACGGTATCTAATGCATTATTTACATCTTTTACGGTAAGCCCCCCTGATAACCCTCTTACACTTAAATCAGAAGTCCCAACCCCGTTTAAGCTAATTGTTGGCCTACTAAGTCCTGGTATTGTTGAATAGCAGTTTACTAAAATAACATTACTGGCATCCACACAAGTAAGGTCCCCGTTCAACCCACATCTTTCAAAAACTCCATTTAAAGAAACCCCATTGTCTAACACTGATGAAGTTGCCACAATATTATTAACATATGTGCCCCTTAAAGTACAGTGTAAAAACTCAGTGTTTTTTAAATCATACCCGGCACAGTTTACAACTGGGTGACCTGTCCCTTTTATGACAAAATTCTTCAGATTTCTATCTAGTGTAATTTCATCAAAAATTGTTATTGTTCTTATCCCTTTCTCTTCTGCGTGATCAATAGCATCCCCTATATTGTTAAAAGGTGATCCTGCTGTCCCTTTTCCATTTGTACCTAAACCTGTGTCCACAAACACGCTTTTTTCCATATTTCTTGTCTGCTCTAATATGTCGGCTCTCAGTAACTCGTTCACAATAGTAACTCCTCCGTTCCAAGTACCAGTTTCTATAGGTTCCCCATTCTCATCAACAAGTTTCCCTATCCCTCTCACATAAAAAGTACCCCCTGTTATAGTACTAGAATCTAAAATCACCTGTCCAGCACTTAGGTCTATACTATGTTCAGCTGCTCCTGAGTAGTTTATAAGTTTTACTCCTCCAGTATAGTCCCTTAGAAGTAATATCCCCGTAGAGTTCATATCTATTATTGGGGCGGTTCCTCCAGGGATTCCGGAATAACATGCCAGTATGTTAGCAGTTGTTGAAGTCCCTAGTGTAATAGTCCCACTTCCTATTGCACACTTGTGTATAAACCCGTCAACAAAAGCTAAAGTACTTATTACAGCTCTTTCTATTTGAGAATTCCCATCCAATGTCCCTGTAACCATGCATTCATAAAATTCACAGTTTGTGACATTCGCACTGGCTTCAACTGTTATGGTACTCTTAATAGCAGATTCCCCAGTAAATTCATATCTAGTCCAGTCTGCTACGCTAGTGATAGTTAAGTCCCCCAATACACTGATTTTTGATAGTCCCCTCTCCACAGCTATGGCTTCAGTATCGGTTAAATTATCAGAAGGTGTCGCTCTAGTTCCCACCAAATTTCCAGCCCCTCCCGTACCACTTTTAGCTTTTCCTGTTATATTATCTACATCTATAGCAACTGCATTTTGAAAAGAGCTAAACTCTACAGCTGCACTGTTCACAGAGACTGCATCAGAGTTCCTGTCTGAAACTCCTGACCCAGCTATTACTATATATGGAGTAACAAAGTCATCAGAGTATAAATTTAAAGCTACTGTTACGACATTCCCATTATTAATTAATACTGTCCAAAGGTTTTGTAAGAAAAAATATTTTGGAGCAAATTGACCAGTAGCAGTGGGGTCACCCCCAAAAGTACGAAAAGCAGGAGCAAATCCGGCATTGGCTGTACTAAGCTGCTGCCACCTTTTCCAAGCAGAATACAACTCTTTCCCAGCCTCTAATTCAAATATGGCTGAATCAGTGACTTCAATCTGCCGAGTTATCCCGTTGAATACTATTGCCATCTTTTATTTTTTTCCTACCCCTAATAGTTCTAGTTGTTCTGCCAACATTTTCATATTTTGTTGTATCAGTCTGACAGCTTTATCAGTATCCGGTTCATCTACAACTACCTTTCCTGAAAGAGAGGCTGATATAACTCTATCTTGTTCACTTTCTGCTAGAGGTTCTTTAAATGGAACTTCTATTGCATCTATAATAGCTCTGTCTCCAGCAACTATTTGCATTCTCTTAGTTCTTTCATCTAGAAGGATTATCTTTACAGGAGCTACTACTTTCCTTGCAGGAGAGTTGTGTCTCCCCACCTCCCACTTTAAAGTTCTAGGGTTTAGCCCTACCCATAATATATCCCAAGTTTCAGAGAAAGTTTCCCATGTTTGGAAATTTTCTAGCTTCTCTACTTGTTCAGGTACATTATCTAAGTATGTATACTCTGACTTTGGGTATAAGATACTTGATCGTTTTACAAACAATCTGTTTCTTAACTCTTTTACGGAGAAGTTCTCCATTTTAACTTCTTTTAATTCTGGTTTTTCCATTTTTTGGTTTATTTTTATATTCTAAGGGTTTAGATAAACTCTATCAAATCTCTGTGATTGTGGTAAATCCGCATCTAATGATGGAATTGTGTAAGCATATATTTCAATATTTTCATATAGTACACTTACTAAAAATATATCGACACTAGTTGTTGCAGCTAATGCAAAAGTAAAGCTTCTATCGTCTGTAGTCCCCACTGTTGCAGCCTCAATACCATCTAGTTCTGTATCAGTACCTGCTGCCATTATTCTTACTTCAGTATCATCCTTTAATTGTGTTATTGTTACATTTGTAGTTGCTACTACGTTTACACTTCCTGTAAAACTTGCTCCTACTCTTATAGATGGTATAGTTGCTCCTCCTGCTACATTTATTGTTAAGTCAGAGGCAGTGGCTACATTTACATATATAGCTTCATTACCTGTTGAAGTTGGTGTTACTGGAGAGCCAGCTGCTCCTGTCTCATATCCTGTCAATATATTACCATCCCAAGACATTGTCCCCCCTCCAATAGAATCTAGTTCTACTGCATGATTTGAACCATCTGATTCAAAACTATTATCAGTGATGTTTGCAAGTGTACTCGCTAATACCGAAGAAGCAGCTCTGTTATCTACTATTGAGGCGTTTGTAAGAGTTCCTCCTGACAATGTAATGGCATCAGTACGTCTAAGAGTTGTACCATCAATACTACCTAAAGTACTTAACCCTATTGTGCCTATATCTGTCCAGTTTCCTCCAACTGCTTCAAATACAGTACCTGTATTATTAACAAGAATAGTACCCCTATTGTTTGTGCCCAGTGCTGTAATACTTATATTATTCCAATAGCACTTAGTAGATGCATGATCTATTATAAACTGTGTAAATGAAGTAGTTGAATGAACAGTGTCTACAATTACTATATTTTTATCAGCGGCTTCAAATCTACATAACGTTGCAGTCCCTGCATTATTTTGTCCTATTGCAAAAGTCCCCTGTAATTCAAATGAACCATTAATTAAAGATAAGATACCCCATCTATTTGCTACAGCATCATTTTGGGTAGAATACCCTGTAAATGTGCAAGGATCATCTGACCCATCACCTGCTGATATAAGTTCACCTGCTGTTAAAAATGCGCCTGTTCCATATCTTACAGCATCAGCACCCATGTTAGAACCTTTCGCAGTTGCAGTTGTTTTAATTCCGTATCCAAAATAGGTTGGAGTTGCTCCCGGAGTACCATTAACAGTTCTATAAGGAATACTTCCTGTATTAGATGTTGTTACATATCTAATAGGATAGCACTTACCTACACGACCCCCAGCTCCAATAGTATCATTTCCCTCTACTGTAAACTGCATGAAGTTACCAGTGCTTGTCCCTATTATAATATAAACTCCTCTAGTTGCATAAACATCTGTAATACCTGGTGTTGCTACGAATCCCCATTGGAAAATATGAACTCCTGCTGCTACTGTACCTGTTCCAGGAGTTTTATTAACTGCTAATCCACGTTCTGCATTAGAAGCTGCTTTATCCCAACACCCAGCACCTTGCATACCAAGGTCAGCTCCAAATGCAGGCGCACCACCACCACCACCAGAAATATTAAAGGCTGTCCACCCTGTACTCCCTGATTCAGCTAAATCAATATCTGTTAAATCTTCTGTGTAACTCGGTACTGCCATTCCTTGTTTCTAAAAGTAGGGGAGAAGAAACTACTCTACTCCCCTTCTCTGATTATCTCTTACATTCTACTTCATACCTAGAACCATCATCAAAAACCGCAGTTATTTTGTCTCCGGGTTTCATACCCATCTGAGTTACTGCCCTTTTAAAAGCACTGTTATTTCTAACAACTTTAGGAGTTTTATCCACTTCGGCTTCTTTAACAATTTCAGCTTTCTTAAAAACTTCAGCTTCTTTAACCACTTCGGTTTCTTTAGCAGTTTCAGGCTTCTTAAAACTCTCAACTTTCTTAAAAACTTCAGCCCCTTCAGACTCTTTGTCTTTTTTATCTTTATTAAATATGTTCATCTTATGGATTTAAATAGTTTCTTTCTAACGGTGCTGTAACGGAAACACTAAGCCCAGTTGCTCTAGTAATAGAAGAGCTTGCTTCGGCATTTACTGCTACATCTGTCCCTAATACTCTAACAACTATATTAGCTGTCGTTGCAGCGGTTCTACCACCTTGGACATTGTTATCATAGTCAAAATCAAATGGTATTGTAGTTCCTGTTATTGTCCCTGTTATAGGTGTACCAGCATTATCATTGACTACAATTGCATCATCAGAGTCAATTGGGTTCTTATTTATACTAATAGATGCTCCTGCTGTCTCATCAATAGGACCATCAGCATTAAACCTCTTAGTTAAGTCCATTGCAGTAGATGTAATACCAACATCTGTTATCTCATACTGTCCATCATTCTCTGGGTTAGTAAATCCTGATAATTTAATGAATTCACCGTTTACGTGTTCTGTAGTAAAATCATAAGAACCTACGTTAGTTAATGTCATTGTTGCACCAGCAGAAGCTGTTACGGCAATGTCAGTTTCTATGAACTGTTCAGTATATTCAAAATACATTACGTATTCAGCTGGACCGGCATCATCTACAGCATTCTGATTAACAAGTATGTTACCTGCTGCTACGAATGGATAGTTGTACTGGGTTCCTGTATTATCAAAGAAGAACAAGTTATTTGTATCATTAGCATCAAAGCCTAATACAGTAACTCCACTCCCTCCACCTTCTGGATTAATAGGTAATGATTTACCGAGTTTTAAATCCGGACCTTCAAATACCGCAAGAGCATCTGCTGTCTTACCTGTTACAACTCCACCTCCACCAGCAAGATTAACATCACTTGCTTGTCTTAATGAAAATTGTATCTTCTCATATATTTGTTGTTTTGAAGCAACAATTGGAGTAGCTGGTTGTAAGTAGAAAGACATTGCTGTATCAGTACTTGTAAATGTTCCTGTAATAGTTATAGTTGTAGCTGTAGTTGATACAATTGGAAATGTATCTCCTTCATCTGTCCCTGCTGTAATATATAGTGTACCACCATCATAGGCAGTTGAGATAGGGACATCACCAAGGGCAGTTGTAAGAACACTACCAGCTGCAGTAGTTGCACCATCACTACCTGCAAATGTACCTACATTTACAACTACACCAAATAATCTATTTGTAGTCCCATCAATATCAATACTAAATGCTGTTGCAAAGTATTGTAGTGTAATATCACTCCAAGGTGTACCTGCAATTGCACCATCTGTTGCTGCTATATTTAAGTCCGTTACATTAGTTAACGGAAATCTAAATACTTTATTATCAACTTCTGTTACCCCAATATCTGATAATTTAGATTTAGCAAATGTTTTACCATTAGGGTCACCATCTCTTACACGTAAGAACAATGCTACTGCATTCCTATTATTTACTGCTAATTCAGCACCTGTGTCTGTACCTGTAGTAAAAGGTGTTCCCGTTACTGTTAAAGTTAAGGTTGCTATTGCTGTAACAACATATGTACCATCATTGGATGTAGAATTTAACACTGTTACCTGGCCACCAATTGCATATCCATCAGCGGTAAAGTCCCCTGTTGCTCTAGTAATAGTACTAGATGTAGCAAAATCACAAGTATCAGGATTCCCTAGATTTTCATAGACTAGGATAGGTTCGTTTACTGGACCTGGAAAATCAAAGTCAACTGCTGCCCCTGTATCTGTTGGGTCATCCCCTAATACAAAGTATGCATTATCAGTTGCTGTATCTTCAAAGGTCCCAAGTGATACAGCCCCAACAAACTCTTTTACGATTTTGTTACCATTGTCTGTATCAATATATCTCCATCCACCAGTTCTCACTGCTTTCTCTGAAGTTGTTGAAGCATGTTCCCATCCTTTTCTCATCTCCATTTGCTCTGGGGTAATTGCATCAAACAAGAAAGGGTAACGAGACCTATTGACTACGTCTTTCCATTCTTCTTTATACCATGAGTATAAAGCTTGTTCAGCAATTCCATCAGCAGCGGCTGGGATATTTGTACCAGAACCAGGATTAATTGTAACCGTCCTAGTGGTAGTGTTTGTTGTGACATCATCAGCTTCTATGATGTTGTCAGGATCTGTAATTATTACTGCCATTTTATTCTATTTTTTATTTTTTAATTATGAATAAGCTACTGATGTTATATTATTACCAGTGTATGTAAAAGTCTTTGTTAAATTTATTCCAATTGGTGTATCTCCGCTTAAAACTACGGTATCTAATTTATTACCTGTGTAACTAAATGTTTTTGTAATACTCATCCCTCCTCCGAGATCATATATTATTGTTGAAACCTTATTACCACTATAACTTAATGCGTATGGATATGTCTTTAAATTACCTGAGACTGTTTCAAAGGTCTCTGCTGATGTTCCTACAACCGGTTTATATGTACCGTCATCAGCTAAATAGTTTGTTCCTGGACCTGCGCTCGTAAGTAACCCCACTAAGGTTTTCTCACTGTCTGTGTAAGCATTTGTGTCTGAATTAGATTCGTACAGAGTTTTAATCTCCTCTGCTGTTAGATCTAAAGTTTCAAATCCTAACGACTCCTCATAGTCAAAATCTTTTCTTTGTGTCTTATAGACATAAATTATTGCTATGTCCCCTACTGGCGTTCCAGTTAAGGTATAATTACCAGCAACATCAAAAGAACTTACCGCTATTGATATTCCTAGGACCGTCCTTGGCGTTTCCCAAGTAGGTGTCCCCGACCCGTCAATCTTAGATACAATCGCATCAACCTCTCCTTCAAATTGGTCCAAAAGGATTGTCCCTCCCGGTGGTGCCGTAATACTTCCGACTGCTGTCGAGATAACCGTGAAGTTCGCTGTTTTAATATATCCATTCTCAAGACTAGCTATTCTGTCACTGATAGATCCTCCTCCTCCAAAAGCAATACAATTTAGCTTATTAGATAACTTTTTTATCTGTTGTCTTGCTATTGTATCTCTTGACATTTCTCCTTTCTAATAACAGTATATGTTTACAAGATCTAAAAGTAAGGAAGAAAAAGCTGTCTTACAAAAACATTAAGAATTTTGATATACAATCGAACAGTTTCTTTTACTATCATACTGGACACAAAAAAAGCCTGTTCAATTAAGAACAGGCTTCTAGTTATATTTATTCTACTGATTATGCTCCGAAAGCTCTTACAGCAGGTACGCCTGCATGTGTAGCGATATCGTTAAGCAAAGTCTCAACAGCTCCGTGTCGTCCAACCTCAACCCAAACGTGGTAATTGATGTCTTGAGAAACACGTCCTCCGAAACCTTGTGCACCTTTACCAGACCTAATCTGTAACGTGTACATCACGTACTGCTTAAGTTGATCTTCCATATTAGAGATCTCTCCAGTTAACAGCCTTCCAAGATAATCTTTGTAGTCATATCCTCTAAAGTAAGATCTTCCCTCATTCTCAAGATCCCTAAGGTTTCCTGCTAAGTGAGTTCTAGGTACCCATCTAGATATGTGTTTAGCTTGGTACTGTCCTTGCTTGATTCGTCCGATTCCTTCTCTAACCTCTATTGGGTATCCAGCTGACGCTCTAACCATTGTAGAAGCTTCAATGAAACCAACAGTATCTCTTAAAGACTCTTCAGACTCAAGTGAGAATGCTTTACCTTTAATTCTGATTCCTGTTAAACAAGTTCCTTCAGGGTTTGAACCAACATTAGCATCTTTTTCCCATACTTGGAAATCATAAGCTTCTGGTGCTTCAGTTCTGTAGAAGTCTTCAAATACTGGATCACATTCATCACAAACAAGGTTTGAGATTACTGACATAGTATATTTAGTTTGACAAGCATCTTGAGCTGGCATAGTAGTAGCAGTTGTTCCGCTAACTGTTCCATCTAAATCTGTAGTTACATTTGCAATAGAAGGTAATTCATAATCTTCATCCGGTGTTTCGAATGTCAATACTCCTGCTGCTGCAGTCACTACTGAATTACTAGTAGCTAAGATCGCTGCTGCGTGAGCAGTAACAAAATTATCTGCTGTAGTAGTTAAATCCGTTAGGAAAGTAGACAAGTAATCAACTCCTTCAAGAGTCACATTAGCTGTTCCAGAAGTTCCTGTTAAAGTAATGTCTATTGAAGTAGATGCATATGTTGCAATCGTAACTGTATTTTCATAAGCTCCATTCAACTCAACCAATTTGTCATTACCACACGTATCGTCTGCTAAAGTAATTGTATAAGTCTCTTCGATTGCATTACAAGTTCCACAATTAGCCCATGCAGTAGAAGTAACTGTAGCGTCAGCACAGATAGCAGCTACTACTCCAAAGCTCTCAATTATTGCTGTTGATGTAATAGCATTCGTTCCTAAGAAAGATGTGATCTCTGCTGCAGTTAACTCATTATCCATTACTGCTGTATAGAATCCAACACCTGCTGCTCCACCATCTTCTCTATTAGAAGTTGTCGCAACATATCCAGGAAGTGCTTCTACTAAAGCAACTTGGTCTGTTCCATCATCCTCCATTGAAATAGTATAAAGTATTCCTTCAGGAGATGCTGTATACCCAGCTGGACAATCTTCACATCCTTTGATTAAACTAGCGATAGTCTGATCATAGTCTGCTGGTGCTCCTGCTGTTTGAGGAAGTAACATTTGGTAAGTAGATGTTGCATCTACTCTCTCAGTTCTAATAACTGCTGTATCATATTGTTGAGCAACTAAAGCTAATGCTTGTTCTGTTCCTGAATCACATACGCTTACGCAATAGTAATCATAAGGAATCTCTGTAGCTGTTCTAGGATTATCACAACGGAAAACTGGAGTGATATCAACAAATTGGCTAACAGTGTTACCACCTACAACTTGTCTGTTTTTCAACCTTTCAATTGTTTCTTCTATGATCTCTTTTGGATCTATTGACGCACAAGGGTCGCAAGACTCACAATCATCAGTGTCGTTACAGTCTGGAATATCTACGTTTACACTTACATACTCACAGTCTGATTCACCACCACCTCTATAAGCTAAAGCATCTCCCTTTAACTCTAAAGTAACTCTGAATACTGCATCACCCGTTCTAAAATCAAAAGCTGTATCTGGATTGATACCATCATACCCAAGAATAACTTCATCAATTAACTGCTCAGTGTTTTCAGGTGCTGATACTTTTAAATCAATCACCTCGTCCAAAGAGAACGGTAATGTTTTTTGTGACCCATTTCCATGAGATCTCGTTGCGTCTCTTTCTGAAACACCTAATCTAAGAACTAAGTCCTTATCTCTTTTACTTTTTCCAGCTAGTGTCGATAAAACACTTAGCCCATCTACAGTACTTGCTTTTTGATCAACAAGTGCTAATTCTCCTTTACTAAGATTCAAAGAACCTCCAGTAAGTTTAACTGCACCTCCGATAACAAAATAGTCCCTGTCATGTGGATTTCCTATTGCCATTGTATATTATTTAAGTTTAAAATTTCTTTGTAGAAATGTACATCACCAGAACGGTGTGTAATTTAATATTACAAATCTAGAAACTCTTTTCCCCTTTTCCAAAAAGATTAGATTTTATTCTATATTTATTAAGTGGGTGAATTTAACCTATCCTTGTCTAATTGATACTGACTACTGTCGCCAGCATTAGCTGCCACCTCTTTAGACATTATTCTAAGGATTTTCTCAACCGCCTTGTCAGAAAGTTCTGGATCAATTGTAGTAGACGGTGTTTTATCAAGATGTATATATCCTGCTATATCTACTTTTTTAGGCTTCCTATAATATGTTAGGTATGCCTTTTCTATTTTAAAGTCTTTCCTGTAGACTAAAAGATTTCCTTCAGAAGGTATATAAAAAGATTCTCTGTATTTGAAAGAAGGCTCGTGGCTCCAATCATTATACTTCTCCTCTTGATCTTCTGGTTTTGCTTCGAAGAGTTTTATGTCATCAGTACATCCATCTAAGGACGCCTCTGCATAAGCACTTGATAAATCAAAATAGTTCTCCGGTAATTCAAAAGAAGAGTGAGTTTTTTGTTCACTCACTCTCCCTAATTTTTTATCTACTATTAAAAGTTCTGAAATATAACGTGGGCTGTCATCATTCTTTTTATCCAAAATGTTCTCAACAAACCTGATTTGAGAACTGTTGAACAAAAGAACGAACCTTGGTCTGTCTACACTGATATTGTTATTAGTCATGTTTCCATTAACTAATTGTAGGAACCTGGTATACGCTGTTGTTATAGTCATTGCTTATTTTGTCTTAGTCCTCGTCTTCGTCTCCTAAAAGTATCTCTCTTTTAATATCAGCTAAATCCGATCTTTTTGCAATATTCTCTGCTGCTGCTTTTAGATCTACTCCAACTTCCGTGGATTCATAAAAGATTGTTCCTGCACTTCCTTTAGAGACTTTAGAATTCTTAATGTTCCTACTCTTTAGTGCGTAATAAATATTTAATTTTGCCATCCCTGTTTCTGAGTCAGACTCTTCTACTATCTTATTGAATGTCTCAATATTTGCTGGAGAAGATTCCAAGTATGCTTTAAACATACCTCTATACGCATCAACTGACGTCCCCTCAGCCATATTCCTATTTATATAATATAGAATTGTGTCTAACTTAGGTTGATCATTTGCATAGAGTACTTCAAAGACTCCAATAGCTTTAAACATACTAGAAGCATCTTCATCACGTTTTTTCAACTTCTCACCAATGTCTATAATAACATATGCAGCATCTGCAAAAGCTGAATCCCCTTTTAACTTCTTTGGTACAAGTTCTCTATTTCTTAATGCAAAATAAAGAGCAAGTACATGCTCAGGATTATCTGTTTTAAAAACTTGTCCCTCTTCAACCATCCACATGTGTGAATCAAAGAACTCATTATCGTGTTGTTGTAATGCCTCTGGTTTCCCAATAAATGATCTATACGGATCAACAACTGTCTTCTGCAAAGTCTTTACAATTATTTTTACCTCCTCTTTCGACCTTCCTGAGTAACATGGTGAGTGCTCATAGAAGCCTGTGTCCCATATCCCATCTTTACTAGATGTCTTTTTATACGGGCATTGAAAGGTGTTTCCTACTCCATCAGATGGTATTTTAGTCACTCCCTTTTCTTGAAGTCCTGTAGGGGCGTTGTAGTCCATTTTATCGGCTACAAGATATGTTGAATCTGACATAACCCGAAAGCCATGTAGTTCAAACAGTAATGTTTTATCGCTCATATTAATTTTGGTTTTTTGAAACTTACCCAACAAAAGTATAGGTAAGTCAACAGGTTTCCAAAAAAATTAGAAAACCTTATATATAAAAAAAGAGGGCAAACATAAGTCAGCCCTCTTTAAATATTTATTAATCTTCAGCTTATCGCTTCAACTCGATAATGATATATCTAGTTGTATCAAGTACTAAGGCTGCTGACTGAGATGTTGCCCAGAAAGTTTTCCCCATATACTTAAGTGAAGATGCGATATTCGTTTGTTGAGATCCGTTCTCCATTCTTCCTTGCTCGTATCCATAAACTACGTGGCTACCTTCCGGCTTAACATAGTAGATATTTGCATTCTTAGAACCGCCCTCTACCAAGTCAGCACCTTTAACCTTGCTAGATACATTGCTGTACTCAGGTTTAGAAGCATCCCAGATAACTAAAGAGTGAGAAGTGTGAGCTTCTCCTTCTCCGAACATTCCAGATGAGAATCTATCAGATAATGGTTGGTAATCTAATGAAGCGTCATGCTGTATAACTACTCTACCGATTCCAGGGAACAATACTGATTCAATTTGAACAGCTTGCATGTGCAACTCATCAAGTTTCCCTGTGAACACTTGCTCTTTAATTTGAGCTTGATCTCCTAACATTCCTGCAGGAAGTCTTCCTAGTTGGCTTAACGCCTCTTCTCTAAACAATTGAAGCATATTTTGGTAACCGTACCAACCAGCTTTAAATTTCAACACCCTTTCTTTAGGCGTGATCTTAGAGTTCTTAAAGATATATGCTGCAGCCTCATGGATATGATCTAATGTGATCGCTCCTGGTCTTGCATACTTAATCAATTTACCTCTTCTAATTTGATGCCAAACTCCTTCGTTTACTCTCTTCACTCCGTTAGAGCTTTGTAAAGTTGCAGCCCTAGCAAATAATAAAGAATAAGTCTCCATAAGAGCTAATTCCATAAGAGCTAAATACTCAAGTGTAGCTCCAATTTTCATTCCTTTACTCTTAGCTGAACCATCTTTGTTCAAACTAGCAACAAAGAACATCTCACGATCTTTTCCTCCAAGAGAGTTAAGTTCATTTTGAACAGTATCCCTCATGTCATCTGCAAAAGCATTAAGACCTGGTGAATGCATTCTAGCAGCCTTCGCTGTAGAGAATGTTTCAACCCCTCTAGGTGATCCAAGAACGAATTCACTAGTGATTGTTCCACCCGGATTCTTCAACATATTGATTGAAGAGAATGTAGTATCGTACTCAGCAAGTGCGTTACCTATTTTCATCCAACTAACTCCAGCTACTAATTGTTCTTTTGGGAACCAAGATGCTTTGTTGTTTGTAGCATACTGTACAATGTGACGGAAGTGTTCACCAACTCTTTCGATTTCGTGTTCACTAGATACATGTACTTGCTCACCATATTGAGGATCATAAGTTAAGATATCTCCTTTTGTAAATTCTCTGTTTAAGATAATTTCAAAATACCCTTCATCAATTCCTGGGAATTCATGTTTGTTTGAAGTGTCTACCGCAGTAAAACACTTGTATTTAGATCTATTTACAGGAAGATCGTATGTAATGCTTTGTCCCTCTTCACATTCTAAAACTGCTGAATCTTCAAACAGGTCCTTCATAAAAGGAACTGCCACGTCATGAGTAGTTTGGAATAAATTAATCATTCCTAAATGCTTCTTATGGGCCTGACCATTATCATCATCCATCAAATAGGCCGAAACCTTTGCGGAGTCCAACCAACCCTGAGTCTTCATCTCTTTGGCTGATGTGAACGCAATGACAGAATCTCCGTTGATTACCTGTCTGATGTCAAATTTGTTCATTTGTTATTATTTATGTTTATAATTTACTTACTATTCTTGGTTAAGTGCAAGTAGGTCAATTTTTCCCTCATCTTTCTTTTTCGATCTGTTCTTAGCCTCTGCTACACTAGATGTCTTCTTCTTCACGAGTGAAAGTTTTGTAGCTGATGTTAGCTGCGTTGCCTTCTTGGTATCTTTACTTACTTGTTTGTTGTACTCCGTTGTATCTAGGATAAATAAAGCTAATTGTGCAGCTTTCTTTGGATCCTCCTTCATTTGGAAGTACAGGTTGTCAATTTCAAATCTTTCCTTGTCATCCCTTTTTACAGAGAGTTTGGCGATTTTTCTTTTGATCTTATCTTCGAGTTCAAATTGGTCAAGGTTCTTTTCAATGTCCTGTTCGTACTCCTTAGTCAGTTTTGCTATATTCGCCTTCTTATCAAGTGTGGCCTGTTTTGCCTGTTCTACTTGTTGTTGAACAGCCGCCTTAAGCTCTTCATCAGCAGTTGTTGCTTTATCCTCTAGTACCCCTTTGTCCTCGTATCCCTTTATAAGAATCTCGATTTCTTCATCAGAATACTGTCCTCCAGCCTTATATCTTAAAAATACTGCCTTCTTTTGATCCTCCTTCTTAGTTAGATCTAAAGTGTCAAGTACATCTGAGTAGGTCTTCTTTGCTTCAAGTAGAGAATCTATCTCTCCTCCTGCTCTGTCTATCTCAATAAGTTCTCGTGTGAACTCTGATATACCTTCTGTAGAAACTGTGTCTTTCTTAGCCTCTTCTTTTATCTCAGCCATCTTAGCTGTTAGAATCTCTTCGTAAAGCTCTTGTGTCATTTCAACATCTTCCAATGCTATTTCGACTGACTCTCCTTTATCATTCTCCTGGATTATATGACTAATGTCTTCTCCAAAAAGATTTTTAAGAGAGGTTGTATACTCGGAAACTTCTCCTTCACCTCCTTCAGCTTTGATCCTCGCAGCCTCTTCTTCGGCTTTAATTCTCTCGGCTTCTATCTCTTCTTCCGTCTTATCTTCTTCCTCAGCTTTGATCCTCGCAGCCTCTTCTTCTTCAGCTTTAATTCTCTCGGCTTCTAGCTCTTCTTCAGACTTACCTTCATCTTCTTCAGCCTTAATCCTTGCAGCTTCTGCTGCTTCTTCTTCAGCTTTAATTCTCTCGGCTTCTACCTCTTCTTCATCACCATTTACTCCTAAGAGATCTTCTGGTTTTTTGTTGGGGTTTCCGTTAAAAGGTTCGGCTGGTGGTGTCTCACTACCAATTTGTTCCGACATTAACGATTTTAGATCGATAATTGTAGCTGATTTTTCTTCTTCTGCCATTGCAAATATATTTTATGGTTTTTAATTATGAAACTTTATTGAGTATATGTGTAATTTACTAATACACCCCAAAAGAGGTTTCAGGTTTTATTGTATTATTGAAAATCTTATGATAATAATCATTAGAAGATTTACAATGTTTTTAGTTTTTATTAATTGTCGCTATGTATTCAGCACTCTTTCTTCCTGCCCGTTTTTCTTGTAACTCTTTGGCTCTCAGTTTTAATGCCTCCATCTGTACTCTCGTATTTTCAGTGTCCTTCTTCTCTTGGGCTTTCATCTTATCTGTCGCAATATTTGTATCAGCATCAATCTTATTCTGCTGTATCGCTTGATCGGCTGCTATTTTTATGTGTTCAAACCCAGCAGCATCAGATTCCTTATCAGAAGCTCTACCAAGAGCATTCAGTTTAGCTACCTCTATTTTAGTCTCTCTATCTTTCTGATTCTCCTCAGACTCTCTCATCAACCTCGTCTCCTCTGCTTCTTTTGCAGCTGCTATTCCTTGATTTTGCATCTGAGCTTGCTCTCCTCTTATTTGATCTTCTCTTGCTTGATTACGTTCTTGTGCTAATCTTGCTATCTCAACAGCTTCTGCCATTCCATCAGATGATATAAGTTTAGCTAGTTCTAGTGTATCAGAGCCTAATGTGTTATTGTTGATAAGAAGTGTTTTAAACGTCTCTAACTCTTTTCGTTTAGCCGAGTCCATTGTTGCAATCAATCCTATCCTTCTAAAAGGAAAGCTAGGATCATTCATTTTTAAGAACTCTATTGACCCATCAGATTTTGTATAATAAAGACTATTATCTTTTTTATTACTCTGTGCGTATTGTGCTACAGATAAATGTAACTCTCTGGCTGATTTTAAATAGATATTAAAGTTTTCGAATATCTCAGCAAGTTGTGCCCACCCAGCTTCTTGGTTTTGTCTAACCCCTTCTGCTGTTTCATATTTAGTTGGTTGTTGTAATATCGCTTGATTTATCCCTATAACCTCATAAGCCTTCCTCTGTGTAAACTCTGCCATCTTAATACGATCGGCAATTTGTGAACTATTAGAAAGATTGTATGATGAGAATTGATTAAAATTACTGGCTGGTCCTTGTCCATCTTGAGATGTGGCTACTGGCATTATTCCAGTGTCTTTAGCAATATTCCTAACAGCCATCAGTGCCTCCTGAGCATCTCCCCATCCCTCAAATTCTGATGGGATCATAGCTACATCCATTAAAAAGAAAATACCAAGCTCTTTCTCGAGTAGAGAATAAACCTGGTTCATACATAAATTATGTTTCGCTTGGTATGGCTCTATTCTTTTGGCCACCGACTCCCCTATATATCCTGCTACTGGTAAGTACCTATCAAACTCGCTTTCCCCTTTAATCACATGCTCCCACTCATCACATTGAAGATATAGTGGATCTTTAAGGTTTCCGGATTGTACTTTGACTCCTTTATATATAACGGGACGTAATACCCATTTAAGTGTATTTACTTCAAAATCTTCTACTATCTCGACAAGTGACTCCTTATATGTTTGTTTAATCCCCTTCTCCTTAATTACCTCTGATAAGATATCCTCTGTCACTTCCTCTGTCACAACAGTTCCATAATCATCCTCATATGTAAGATATCCATATCGATCGAAAGCTCTGAAATATACCTCAGTCACTTGACAAAGATCTGTACGGTGCTCAAAATCACCTCGCATTATTCCAGCGTATCCATCATAAACCGACCCTCTGTTGTGTCCTGCTAATTTTGGTAAAAACCTTTCCTTTGTTGTACTTGTCCCATCATCATTAAACAATGTCTGAACCCCTAAAGGTACTCCTGTTTCTTCCTGTAAACCAAGATAGAAGTTGTAATCTGCGTAATTTGAGAAAGGTGTTGTAGCTTGTTTGTTGAAGTTTGACTTCAATGACTCAGTAATGTTTCCTGTATAAAGATCATCTCCTACAAATTCTCCCCAACCTTCATTACCTCCTAGGAGATCTTTTTGAATCTTGGTGTCTATTAGATGTCCATGTGTCCTAACAACCTGTGCTGGTGTAAACCAGTTAATGTTTCCAGCATACTCGCCTTTGTGGACCAAACTAATATCTGCTTCTTTTGAAAAGAATGTGTTTTTTGCACTCCAAGTCTCTGGTTCGTAATTATCAAACCCTATTCTAAAGTGTCTGAAACACCTACCTGCTGTGAGATAGTGTTTGAAATCCTCTTTGTCTAAATAGTTAAAGTTGAATCTCTCCTTATCATGTTCTAAAGTAGCCTCCCCCCAAGTAGTCCCTACTGTTTTAAATGTTTTTTTGCTGGCGTCAAGTGTATCCTTTGGCGTAAATGCTTCCTTCGCTTGCTGTAACTCGGCCATATAAGCTTGTTGCTCTTCAGGTGACTCAAACGTATTCAGGTCCTTGTCGTACCCAGCCTCTGCCATTCTTAATTGAATAGAGTTTTCGAGCACCTTCTCAAGCATTCCTTTGAGTTTGTCATTTTGATGACGCATAAACTCATTCTGTGCAATCTCCCCCGTATCTGTTACGTGAAACTTATCTTGCATCTGGATTAGAATCCCAGTAAGGCCCTTTATAACAACCCCTATTATATCGTAGTGTTTTATGAATGTTGGTACACCTACTCCGTCAAGAAGATTTTGGATATCTTCAAAATGTGGTGCTACTTCAGATAATTCTTGATAGGTGAGTTTTCCTTCAACCATTCTATACAGGTCAACAAACTCTAGGTTTTCCATAAACTGGTCTACCGCAATTCTTTCAAACCCATCTAGCACCGCCCTCTTCCAAGGATCTTTCTTTTTGACCGACCTTTTTACGGTCATTGGTGGCAGGTTATACGTGTTGTAATACCTGCTATATGGCGTTGTGCTAAACATAGGCTACAAAGATGCCAAACCTTTCAACACTTTCCAAAAAAATTAGAAAATCCCTAATTTAATATTTCTTATGTCTAATGTTCCCATACGGGTTCTTCCTAGTGAGTCTTGCTTTTTTAGCCAACTCTTTTTGATCTAGGTTTTTAGACTTAGGCCTTGAGGGTTGTACTCTGTCCTTATCTAATTCTTTTGCATAAACAAGTGCGTGAGAAAAAGATGTAATCCTATCAACGTTGTTTCCAGCCTTATAATCTAACATTTCTCTGAGTAGATCAATGTCATCAAGGTACTCTACACTATACTTTATAATTGGGTTATTGTCCTCGTCTATCCCTATCGAATGTTCTTCCCAGCACCAATCAACAAGTAAATTAAATCTGTAGGTATTATTACCAACATTCGGATATAGTCCAAATTTAGAATTTAATTTTGATTTATGTTTAGATGTTTTCTGGGTAAAGCTAAAGGCTGGACATAGATACTCAAACTCAAGACCCTTGTTCTCAAGATGGTGCTGTAGCCCAACATCAATAGACTCCATATTTGTCATAGCATTCCACGACTTCAACATTAATTCTGAGTCCTGTAGAAATGTCTTCATCTTAGGTGGCCGTGTTGTCAAACTGGCCGCTATTGTCTCACAAGGTTCATTCGGAGCCATGTTTCTCCGCTTAATAACATATGTGGATCCTAGAGAATCTGTATCAGAAACATCAATCTTATATCCATCATGTCCCCCTACAAATATAAATTTCTCTGGTGGCTTCTCTGGAATTTCTTGAAACAAGATTACTGGTGCATCAATAGACCCTCCTCCGTGACTAACATCTGCTCTTTTCTTATTGATAAATTCATACTGGTATTTTCCACCATCTCTGTATAAAGATACATCCTTACCAATTCTACCTGCTGTTTCTAGCTCCTCTATCCTTTTAGCAATAATAGCTTTTGGGAAGGGGTTTACAGAGTCTGTTAAAAAACAATGTTCTACCCTTGTCGGATAATACATTTTATCTTTATTAACATCCTCTTCTTTTTTTATCGAACTCCTTCTTTCATCAAGAAACTTTGTGGTTGCAAGCCAGTCTGTTGTTCGAACTTTTATTTTACTAAGTTCTTTATTTTTTCTACCAAGATACTTATCCAATGTTGTATCAAGTTTTGGCACCTCTAATCTATAAGACATCTGTCCTGGAACAAATGTACAAAATGTTTCCTCTTTTGCATCCTTCCAAGTCAACGCCTCTTCTGGAACACTTCTATCCAATCGATCCCTATTTAACATAAGGAGTCTATAGGCAGTTGGGTTTTGCATTATCGTTTTTGCATCCTTTGATAGTTCTGTATTACCACCTGTTCCTGATAATACGTGTACCAACTTAGCTCCATTCTCTGTCATAAAAGATGGAATAGCAGATTGTAGTATTTTAATGGGGTTCCATTTACCGATCTCATCAGCTACATACCCTACCGGACTTAGTCCAGCCCCTTTCTCACTCGATTTCTTTTTCTTATCATCTGCATTCTTGATCTCGAATCTTGAATGTATGTGCTTAGTATTATCCTTCTCCTTTATTCCGAACTCAACATGGCTGGTCCAATCTGATTTTAATCTCGGGATATAAAAAGCAGGTGGTACATTGTCCAATCCTGTCTGCATTAGGTGGGATATAGCGTTGAGGTCTCCATCATCTCCTCCCACAATCATAGTAGCTCCGTTTTCTCTAGTTGTGGCTAACCACCCAGATAAAGATGCAATAGCTGTAGATTTGGCAAAGCCCCTGCACCCAAACATACACAGCCCCTTATCCTCATCTTCTGCCTGTTTATAGGTATCGGTGATATAAAGAATGTTGTCATCAAGTGGTGGATTTAAAATCTTTTCTTTATCCCTACCATTTTCTTTAATTGGTAAAGGTGTCTTGAAATAATTGATATGCCAATATAGCCAGGGGTGCACAAAGAACCCTCCTATATTTGTTCCGTACAGAAGTTTGTGTCTTTCTTCTGTATAGAAGTCTAACACATCCTTGGTTTGTTCAAAATAATGCTTCTTAGGATTGTACTTTGGTACATCCTTCATATTAATGTATAGCTCTTTTGAAGTAGTTATGCTCATAAGCTATTTACATAGACATGTATAATTGCTTAAGGGCCTCTTCTGATTCTATTTTTTCTTGAAGAGCTTTCATAAGTGTTGATGTGATCGCATTATCAACCATTGCAGGCTTACCATCTTGTAGTGTAAAAATGTGTGGGCTTGTAGATATAACTGTTTTAAAATACGCCTGAGCACCTTCCGGTATATCCAGTTCTACTTTAAAAAGTGTTGCCATCACATTATACTCAAAGATTACTCCCTGCAAGTGTTTTGTACTTTGATCCAAAAGGAACATGTTATAGTGTACCTCTTGAAGTGAGATCAATTGTCCTCTAGCCTCTGTGAAACCTTTGTCCCCCTTATCAGCTTTTAGTTTGATAATCTTTTCTTTAATAGTCGTCAGGGCTTTCTGATTCGACTGTATCTGTGCAAAAAAAGCAGAAGAGGTTGTCAAATATTCTTTGACTTTCTCATTTATGTACCCTGCCATTGATTCATTATTATCCTTCATTACTTTCTCCTTTTTCTCTTTTTAAAGATAAATCCAACCCTGTATAAAAATCTGCATCAGATAGATTTAAAAAATCTGATTTTTTGTTTATATTTTTTTTCTTTAAACTTGCTGCTATACTATAGATAAGTTCCCCATAAGTATAGTCAGGGTTTTGTTTAAAAAACTCCTGGACCTTTTCTTCAATAAGTGGTTTATAATTTAAGTCGTTGCTCATTTCATTTTCAATTTTATTGTTACAATAGCTTTTTCAATTCTTGAAGAGCTGGCATAATATTGTATAGTAAAAGTTCTTTCAATATTGGCTCCTGCTCTAAAGCTTTTTGTACTAAGAGCTATATCAAACCTATATGATTCTTCATCTGTTTTTATAGGGTCTGCCACTGTACACTTACAGCTAACCTCTGTTGATTTTATATCAAACCCCCCTTTTCTCTTCATGGAGATTGAGAAGTCTATTCTCTCTTCAGCAGACTCCCCTAAATCGTAAATCATCTGCTTAGAGTCCATTCGAAGCTCTCCTACTTCAGGTGTAAGATTCTCAGCCGTTATTTTAGTATCAAGTTTTGAGTCTAATTCCAAAGCTGGCCATTTAGGGTTAAGCCCAATTTCTGCTAAACCACATGCCTGATTTTTAGAAGCTGCTTTTCTGTGTGTGCAACAGCCACATGCTGTACAATGATCCCCCTCGGGACATAAGCTTGTCGCTAACTTGATTTTATCCATTGTGGATAATTGCTCTTTTGTCATATTCTTTGTATTACGATCACACGTATTACAAAACTCCATCCTTTTTTCAAACCAATCCTCTCCTTCTGGAAGAGGGTTGATCATAGCCTTGGCAATTGTCTTAATTTTTTTTATTTTTTCCCCCATGGTTTTGAAATTCCTCTAGTTCTTTTCTATTCTTAGTCCCAGTAAAATAGGGATTATGTATTCTTCTTTTTGTATTATGTAAAGATATATTATCAAAAGACTTTAACTTTTTGAGAATATCTTCTATATCCCTCTCATTTTTAGCAAACTTCTCATGATGCTTGCCCTCTAGCTCTCTACTTTTTAAGTATATGTTCATATGAGAACATCCCTTAACATTTCTATACATAGTTCCCAAATGGGGAAGTTGTATAGAATGAATATCATCTCGCTCTACTGTCTGATCCAAAAATTTCTTTAAAAAAGTGAGATGGTGTTCTATCTTCTTACTATCCATAGATAGTTCAGAAGCCACAGCTCTGATTAGATCTTTTTCAAACAGTATCTCAACCATCCTCTGGAACAAGTTGGAACAATACAAGGGGCTGTCCACCACCAGTGTCCAGTTTGCCAATATAGTTCTTTAGTAAAGTTAAATCTGGGTGTAGATGATTTATTCGAGTGTTCATCCTGTCCTTCGTTAAATACTTGCCGGTTCTCAATTCTAAGTTCATAGAATTTATAGAGTTTATTTCAACATCAAGTATCTTACAAGCCTTGTTCTTGGTCTCCTTATTAAAACCGTCCTTCAAATATAGTGTAAGTAGCACAACAAGTTTGTTTCTTAAAACGTTAGAAACCCTATTTTGCATCTTCCACTGATAAGAAAACAGCTCTACCAACTTCTTAAGCCCGTCAAAATCATCCTTGTAGGACAACTCTAGTGCATAGATTTGGGGTGATTTATTGCTTTTATCGCTCACAGTCTTTGATTAGATACCTGCAAACTTATAAGAAACATTTGAATATTCCTAATTTTTCAAGAACTTTTTTCGAGAAAGTTTATCGAAGCCCGTATTTAGCTATTGCTGAGAAGAATACCTCTAAAGATCGCCCAGCTAACTTTGGCGGCATGTCTCCCTGCCTATTATCCCTGTCACGGAAGTCTTTTATCATACTGTGGATAAGGGTCTTGTTTCTATTGTGGAATTCGTCAGACAGAATATTGGCCGATACAGCATTCAATGTCTGTATGATATAATCACCTTCTGTGAGAATATCTTGGATTTCTTCCTCCGAACGAAGGTCAATGGCCTCGTGGTCAATGTTAGATTGGTTTTCTGACATACCCCAAAAGTATATCGAAATCTGCTGGCCACAAAAAAGATTGGAAAACCTATAATTTAATAACACAAAAATTTCGGCCCCAAAAATATCCATTTATCTCTATCTCTCAGGTGTGCCTGCGTACTTATCTCTATATTCTAAATAACGTAATATATAAATACACAGGTATATATAAAGACTTGATTAAAAAATATAAGAAAAGTTACAATAAAAAAACCCTTTTTTAAAGCCCCCTATTTATTTAATAATCAGGTGTTTAGTGGATAGTAGACTCTATGTGTTTTTTGGGCCTTTGTGAGAAGATATTCAATATTTTTGCTATAGGTCGCTTTAAAGTGTTATCTTTGTGCTTGCTTTTTACAGAAGTTATTCTTAATATTGCAAACCACTATGCACAAACCTACCCACACAGAAAATAATTATACCGCAGAATACTTAGGGGTAAGAAGACACGAGGGATCGAGGAAGAATACGTCAACGAAGAAAAAGAAAGTTTCTGACAAAAGAGGGAGAAAACCAAAAGAGGGAAGACTTATACGAAAGTTTAAAGTCACACTTCTTACAACACCTCAACAGGATAAGAATCTAGATCTTGATCTAAAGTTTTTCAACAGCATGTACCTGTATACAAGAGAGAGGTTGTCAGAAGACTTGGTATGTACTGCAGATAATGTTTACACAGGGTATGATGTAGAAAATACTCGAAAGACTGTCATCCATCATAAAAGGGTGGGGGTTGTTCCTCATACGCCTAAGTACATAATGGATAGTCAAAACTCTCTACTAGCGGAGCAGAAGTGGATGCAGGGGTGTACTTATCAAGTATCATATCGTGCAACAATACACGCATTTTCTGACGCAATTAAGCCATACGCTGAGAGGGAATTTTTCCCAAATGGTGATACGTTTGAGGCAAAACTTTGCTACCGTATAGTAAATGGTTTTCTTTATTTAAAGAAGTTTGACCAACTGATTAATATTAAAGAGTCTCTTCCAAAAGGGGGTCTTGAATCTATCAGGATTACTAAGGGAGTAGATGGTGGCTGGTCGGCTGTTGTAGAGATCCTAGAACCTTATGATAAGGCTGAGGATATCAGAGAATCTAAAAAAGGTATTTTAGAAACAGATACTAAAACTTCTGCACTGATATGTTTATCGGGGTATCGAGAAGATACACTAGTGGAAAAGGCTGCGCTATTTAATAAGATAGCAAATAGGATTATAAAGGATAGGTTTGGTCACAAGAGCCTTATGGACAAACTTGAGGCCTGCCAAGATGAATATGAAGTGCATGAGATTGATATAGGTTTAATAAACATGGCCTGTGTTGCTGCAAATGCCAGAAGTTACAAATACAGAAAACGGAACACCCCACCTAAAATATCTAAAAACTATATAGCCCTATCGACCGGTTTTTATATAAGGGATAATATTCTTCATATACCTAAATGGGGTTTAATAATATCTATTAAAAAAGGATCAAGGCTCAACAAGAAGTGGCTTGATTATATTGTGATTACACAAAACAAAAGTGGTGGCTGGGAAATATCCGGTAAACGCCAAAAACGAAAAATCTTTAGGAACCTTTCTAGAATAGTTAGAGAGTTTTCTTGGAAAGATAAAACATTATTTTAAAACAGGAAAAAATGGGAGTATCCAAAAAAGCACTAGATGTTGTACAAAAACTTTACGGAAAAGAGGCTGTAAGGAAATTATCTGAAACAGAAACTGATGTAGATTTTTTACCATCAGGGTCTTTATACCTAGACTATACTCTAGGAGGAGGGTTTGCTCGTGGAAGAATCATTGAAATCTTTGGGCCAGAATCTTCTGGGAAAACAACCATAGCAATCGAAGCAATTGCTGAAACACAGAGATCGGGGCTTAATGCCTTTTTTTGTGATGCAGAACAGGCTTTTGATAAGGACTATGCAGAGAAGCTTGGAGTGAATGTAGAAGAGCTTATCCTGAATCAACCAGATAGTGGGGAGCAAGCCCTTAATGTAACAATAGCAATGATCGAGACAGGAGAGATTGCCTTAGTAGTGATTGATTCAACCTCAGCTCTTACTCCTAAGGCTGAACTAGAGGGGGAAATGGAAGATCAACAAATAGGGCTACAGGCAAGAATGTTATCAAAAGCTTTGAGGAAAATTACTGCAGTTGCAGCTAGAGCCAACTGTGCAGTTATATTTATCTCTCAACTTAGGGAAAATATTGGGCCTTATGGGGGACAAAAAATTGGTGTTGGAAATGCTATGAAATTCTATGCTTCTCAAAGGCTTAACGTGAAAAAATCGTATCCTCCTATTATGGAAGGAACAGTGGCTGTTGGGCATAAAATGTTAATGAAGGCTACAAAAAACAAAGTACACACACCTTATAAGACTTGTGAGGTAATTCTTAAGTATGGTCATGGTTATGACAAAGGAGGAGAAGTAGTAATGCTTGCAGAGGAAATGGGAATTATAGAAAGAAAGGGATCTTGGTATGCATATCAAGGAACCAATCTGGCACAAGGTCTTGATAAAACAGCTTTAGTTGTAGCGGATAACCCAGAGCTTCATGACGAATTACTGACACAAGTTGTAGAAGGACTCAAAAATCAATGATGAAAAAAAGAAAAAGGCTTAAGTGTAAAAGAAAGCCTATCCCAAGGGTACTTGTTAGATTACGAAAGACTAAAATTGACTTACACAATAAATAAGATGACACCACAGTGGACATATAAAGGAACCGAGATAACTGAAGTAACACAGTTTCCAGAGGGGGTTATTGGTTTCGTGTATCAAATAATTGATCACACAAACAATAAGAATTACATAGGCAGGAAGGCTATATACTCTACCAGAAAAAAACATTTTGGTAAAAGAAAGCTTGCCGAGATAACTGATAAGAGGATAAAAACCTATGAGATGATTACTAAGATTATGCCCAAGTGGCAATCTTATACTGGCTCATGTAAACCCCTCAACGAGCAAATTGATGCTGGTGTCAGATATACAAAACAGATATTAACTTTCTGCTATTCTAAACAGGAGATGTCTTATTATGAATTGAAGCATCAATTAGCTAAAGGAGTGATTGAACCTGGGAACAGTTCATATAATGAAAATATTGCAGGCAAATTTTATCCTAAACTTTTTGTAAATGATAGTAACTAAGGAGCAATATACTAAGATGCGACTCAAGAGAACCTTTCTTTATGAGTATTTCCTTGCCGCAGGTGGGGCACGTATCCCAGAACATGAGTTTTCTATAGTTTTCGGGGTATGGCTTGGTAGATTTGGGATCAATCCACAGGATGCTACTAGGAGAATAGTTACTTTTCTTGATAAAAAATTTGGTCAGAAGTAAAATTATTCCTACACTTGTAATCAGTATTAACAAAAAACAACAAAAAGAAATGCCTACAATTTATTTAAATGCTGGATTTGATGGAACAATCTATGAATCTTCTAAGCAACCAAAAGAGGGTTTTGAGCAACACACCAGCTCAAAAGGAAACCTCTCATATAGAAAACTTTATAAAAAAGGACTCTATGGTATCTACAAAGGTGTAGAGTTGAGAGACTCACCAATCGGACAACAGCTTTCAATACATGTTGTTGATCAAGCTAACAACACTATCTATTTTCAGCTACCTTTTAAAGATCAAAAAGGAGACATAGGCACATTTGCTGAGTCCTTTATTGCTAAACTTCCTTATATACAGGCAGAGTTTTTGTATAGATTTTATGCATATAATATGCCAGTTGAAGGTAAGACTTATAGTAATATTGGGATATCTATAAAACATGCAAATTTAGATTACGCAACTGTTAGAGAGGATATACTTATTGAGCAGCTAACCTTTGCATATACTATTAAAGCTACTGGAGAAAAGGTGGCAGGAGTTGTACCAGAAATTGTTTGGACTACAACTTTTGACGGTAAGAATGTTGCCGACAAATCTGCTAAGAATTCATATCTATATGGAGTACTTAGTCAGTATGGAACTATCCAAGAAGCAGCACCAGTAGCAGCACCAGTTCAAGCAGCACCAGTTCAAGCAGCACCAGTAGCAGCACCTGTAGCGGCACCAGTTCAAGCAGCACCTGTAGCGGCACCAGTTCAAGCAGCACCAGTAGCAGCACCTGTAGCAGCACCAGTTCAAGCAGCACCAGTAGCAGCACCTGTAGCGGCACCAGTTCAAGCAGCACCTGTTCAAGCAGCACCTGTTCAAGCAGCACCTGTTCAAGCAGCACCAGTTCAAGCAGCACCAGTTCAAGCAGCACCTGTAGCAGCACCTGTAGCGGCACCTGTAGCTCAAACACAAGGAGCTGTTCAATACGTACAGCCACCTGCAGACACTGGAGCGAATGACGATTTACCATTCTAATAATAAGTACTAACCAAAGAAGACCTAGGATAAACCTGGGTCTTCATTTTTAATTCTAAATTTTATGAAACTGATAACAACAATATTTTTTACATTATTAATGATTTCTGGATACGCACAAGTTACAAAGGTAACAGGTATCGCAACAGAGGACACAACAGAAATTTTTACAAAAGGAACCGATAGTGATTTCAAACTTGAGTATGTGGCAAATGGATCCACAATAAAAGAGTTTGCCGACCATGAATTAGTTGATGAGCTTACTGTTAACAAAGTAGAATTCTTTACTGACAGGATCTTTTATAAGGTTACAAATTCAGAAGGCTTTACTTTTGGTGTCACGTATACTTTTAATGACAGCACTGTATTTTTTGCTGATATTGATGGAAATTTTACAGAAGTTTATGGGGAAGGTTTATCCTTTACCCACCAATATTAAAAACCAATAAACCATAGAATGAAAAAAGCCGAGTTGACACATATCCCTTTTATGATCTTTGCAGATATTGTTAAAGACATTAAAAAACATTTACCAAAAACCTGTACTTTCTTGTCCCCCTTGAAAACAACAAAAGGGCTTTTACAGGTGAGAGCAGTAATAAAAAATACAGAGTATAGGTTTACGACACCAGCAGATCTGAAATTTACAAATGCTGATGTTAAAAAACTTCGATCATCCCTTTTAGAAAAGTGTTAAGCCATGTCTGTTACAGAAATGAGAGCTATTTATATGGCACTTTCGGAGAGTGGGGATCTTAAAAAAATGTTTCCAAGCCTTACGGGGAGTTGGGAAAAAGACGAAAAAACCTTCACAACAGAATATAATACTAATGAGAGAATCTTAGAAAATCTTGAAATAGAGGACGTAGAGGAGGATCTTGAAAATTATTTTTAGAAATGAAGAAACAACACACGTATGACAGAGCACTTTTAAAGCAGCTCTGTAAACAACAGCCAAAAAACAATTTCAATGCCACAACAGTGACTAGAGAATATTGTGAAGAGGTTGGAATAGAGTTTTCTGTATACAAGGCGAGGCAAGTCCAGAAGATTATAAAGAAGGAGAATTTTCATGAAACAGGGTCTAAACCACACGAATCAGACCACTATAAGGAGGCCACAAAAAGGAAAATTAAGAAAAAAATTGGCCTTTACTTAATTACTTGGGCGCAGGCTCATACCCCTATAAATGAAGTATTGTGGGAAAATATGAAAGCCTACGCACAGAAAATTGGTGCCAAGATTATTGTCCTTCCTGGAACATATTTAAATTACAATTCTTCTTTTAAGAAGCTAGAACGTACTTGGGACGACAGACTTCTTGAATACATGTATGCTTCAGAAAATAAACTCTTTAAACATTTACACATAATACCTGATGCAGATATCCTCCCTACAGCACAAATGCCTCTTATGGGAATGGAGAGTGTTACAGGAATTGAGAGTTCTATAATTGGGCACCCTCGTCAACACAAGATGATTGTTCCAACCCTGAAAACCTCACGTAGAAAATTAATGGCCACAACTGGTTCAATCACTGTTGAGAACTACAGAAGAGCAAGAGTTGGTAAAAAAGCCAGAACTCATCATAAGATGGGGTTCCTTATCGCTGAAAAAATCGATAAAGAGGAATTTGTAATGAGGCATGTTGAGGCAGAGAAAGACGGCTCTTTCCAAGATCTTGTTTTTAGAGTAGAGGAGGGGAAGGTTTCAATGACGGCTAAATGGGCAGCCATTGTCAATGGAGATACACACTTATCAAAAGAGTGTAGTGATATGTTAAAGGAGACTCGTAGAATTGTCGAAATAGGAAAACCGGATGTTACAATTTGGCACGATTTATTTGACGGGTATTCTATCAACCATCATCAACAAAAAGATTTTGTAGCACAGGTGATTAAGGAGAAGAAAAATCTTAATAGTCTTCAGGGAGAAATTGATCTCAATATGAATTTCATCAAGGAGTGGAAAGATACAAATATGATTATCATTCCAAGTAATCATAATGATTGGTTAGATAAGTGGGTGAGATTCTCTGAGGGGACCAAAGATTTAAAAAATGCAAAACTCTTTAATGAGTTTCAAGCAGTCCTGTTTGAGGAAAAAGCTCCAAAAGGGTTATATGCATATCTTGTTGACCGAGAATTCGGTGATGAGGTAAAAACTCTAGACAGGAATGCTTCCTATATGGTAGCAGGTCATGAGATTAATAACCACGGAGACCTTGGTTCAAATGGTGCCAAAGGGACCCCAATTACTTTTAAGAAGTTGAATACTAAGATTGTATCTGGAGATAAACATTTTTTATATACTTTTGATAATGCATTTGGTGTAGGTATCACTACAGTACTTGATCATGGGTATAATAGAGGAATGAGTTCTTGGATTCAATCCAGTGGCCTTATTCACGCAAACGGAACCTTCCAACATTTAATATTTGCTGGAGGAAAATTTACCACACTTTTCTAGGTAGGTAATTATTTTTAATATATATTTGCAGAAGAACAAAATTTAAAACCAACAACAATGAGTGATATTCTTTCAAAAGAAGAAGCCAGAAATGGTATCAAGAACGGAATCAATAAAGTAGCAGACACAGTAGGTTTAACTGCTGGTCCAAAGGGACGTAATGTAGTAATAGCACAGGGATTTGGTGCATCAATAAATACCAATGACGGTGTAACAGTTGCCAGAGCAATTTCTTTGGGGGATCCTTTAGAAGATATTGGTGCTCACATGGTAAAAGAAGTGGCTACTAATACAGAAGAAGCTACAGGTGACGGAACTACTACTGCTACAATCTTACTTCAAGCACTCGTAGAAGGTGGTTTAAAGAAAATTGCTGCAGGGGCTGACCCAAACCAGTTAAAGGTAGGGATGGCTAAAGCGGCTAATAAAATCGTAGAGCATCTTGACTCACTAAGTATTCCGGTAAGTGATAACGCCACCATTAAAAAAGTTGCCACAATTGCAGCAAATAATGACGAGGAATTAGGAACCCTCATTGCAGAAGCTTTTGCAGAAGCAGGAGATGCAGGAGAAGTAGCGGTAACTGAATCAGGGACTTTCGAAACAAAACTAGAGGTTGTAGAAGGCCTACGTTTTGATAGGGGGTATTTACACAGAGCATTTATTAACAATGTTGCAGCAAGAAGAGCCGATTTAGAATCACCAAATATCCTTGTAACAGATAAGAAAATTAATTCCTCAAGAGATTTGATGCCTATCCTAGAGCTGCTTGCAACAACTACAAACTCTAAACTATTATTAATTAGTGATGATATTGAGCAAGATGTCTTGATGTCGATTGCTATGTCAAAAGCGCAAGGGAAGATAGACATCACCTGTGTAAAGGCCCCAGGCTTTGGAGATAGCAGGGCTGAAATGTTGGAAGATATTGCAGCTATTGTGGGAGCAACCTTTATTGGACCGTCTCATGAACTTCAGAAAACAACACTTGATGATCTTGGATATGCTGAGTATGTATATGCTGAGAAAGATGAGACCACTATTATAGGTGGTGGGGGAGAAGAAGATGAAATCAACAGTCGTATTGATAATATAAAAGAAGCGTTAAAGGAACCGGAGTTAGAAGATTACCCTAAACAGATCCTACAAAAAAGACTAGGATATCTTAAAGGAGGTGTGTCTGTTCTATATGTTGGGGCCGCTTCTGATACAGAACTTGCTGAAAAGAAGTATCGTATTGAGGATGCTATTGGTGCAACAAGATCAGCTATTGCGGAGGGGATTGTTCCTGGATGTGGGATTGCTTTGATCAGAGTAACCAATGATGTAAAGAATTTCAAAATGGTTGAAACAGAGGATGAAGGTCTGGGAGTAATGGTAGTTCTTGAGGCTGTAAAAAAACCCTTCAACAAAATCCTTGAAAATGCAGGACTCTCACCAGAGGTTGTAATGGCCAAGATTATTGATGAAGATGCCTTCTACGGAATCAATGTTAAGACAGGAGAATATGGCAATCTTATGAAACTGGGCGTTATTGATCCAGTGAAGGTTACTAAAACAGCACTACTTAATGCAGTATCTGTTGCAGGGCTGTTTTTAACTACAGAGGCGGTAGTCTTTGATCAACGTGGAGAATAATACAAACCAAAGAATATTATAAAAAATGGAAGCACAGCTTAAAAAAGTAATAGTTGAGGTAATCAAACCAAAGGATCTCATAGCAGATACTGATACGGTAATAACAGCAAAGGGAAAAGTTATCTCAATAGGCCCAACATGTGAATGTGATATAAAACTGGAGGATGTTATCATGTTCTCAGGTTTTGCAGGATCGAGATTTAAACTTGATGGGAGCGATACAGAATATCTAGTGTTAAACCAAGACGAAGTCTACTTAAAACTATAATTATGGAAAACCCATTCGAAGAAGTAAAAGATACAACCTTTCTAAAATGGCTTTGGGCCAATTGGAAAACACATATAGGCCTTATCCTACTTTTTAGTTTGATCTTTATAGTAGGGTCCTTCTGTATCTTAGGTGGAAACTCCCCATACATTGTGAGTACAGTTGTTTTCCTATGGGCACTATCTGCCTCAGTGATTTTACCTTTCAATGAATACAGAGATGCCAAACAAAATTATGATGCTTTTGAGGAATCAATAAATAAGCCAGGGGATACTTCCTCCGAAGGTGTGTGGCACCAGATAAACAATAAAGATGTTGAATATACCAAGCCTTGGGAGGGGGATACAGGTATTCCAGAAAAATCTTTATATAAAAGAATCATATTATCCGGTGGAGCTGGTTCTGGAAAGGACTATCTTAGAGACATATTCCATAAAAGAGGTTTTATTGTAGATGTATCATACACTACTAGAAACCCTAGGGATGGAGAAACTCCTGGGTATACATACAACTTTGTTGGAGTAGATCATTTTAAACAATTAGACAACAGGGGAAAATTCTACGAATCTGTTGTATTTAACAAGGCTCTTTATGGTACCTCTAAAGATAGTTGGGAAAACTCTGATGTTTTTATTATGACACCTTCTGGAGTAGAGCAAATCTCTGCAGAGGATAGAGAAAATTGTATAGTTGTATACTTTAAAATCGAAGAAGATGTTCGTAGAGAAAGGATGGGAAAACGCAAAGACAACGGCTTCGATAAGATCGAAAGAAGAATCCTTGCTGACAACGAGGACTTCAAGGGCTTTCTGCCTGAAGCCGATATGGTAATAACTAATCCACTTTACGATAGCGATATTGTAATAAAGGATATTCTAGACATGGCAGTTTTAAACAAAGATTAAATTCTTTTTGTTGGTACAATAGGGTGGGGTTCTCAATGACCTCATCCTAATACCAATTATATACACAACTAACCAATATTAAGCAACCAAATCGCTAGGAAGACGTCTGGTTTTGTAATAATCTAATATTATAGAATGATGAAAAAAATAGTACTGCTTGCAACATTTCTATCGATTTTTAACTCAGCTGAGGCTAGGGTTTATAAAGAATTAACTGTTAGAGATGTATATGATGTGATCCTAAAAGAGGACATCAAAAAACCAAAATATGTGCTTGCTCAATCTGCTCTTGAAACAGCTTGGTATAAGTCATATAATTGTACGAAGAGACATAACCTTTTTGGGTTCAGGTCTTCTTCTTGGGTAACCGAGGGTAACTCAAATGGATACAAAGTCTTTACTTCTTGGGAAGAGTCTGTTGAATATTATAGCAGCTGGCAAACAAGGAAGGGCTACAAAGAAGGTGAGGATTATTTGAAATTCCTTTCCAGAATTGGATACGCAGAGGATCCGGAGTATGGGTGGAAGCTCAAATCTGTTCTCAAACGTATCGAAACTAAATACGGAATATAAACTAAAACCAATATAAAATGCAAACAAAAAGTTTACAAAACACAGATCAAGATGCAGCAAAAAAGAATGTTTCTGATTTAGTGGTGTTCGGGGGAGACCTGTTCAAATTATTATCTAAAGCATCTTCTAAGAATGAGGGCTGGATGAAATCAACCAAGGCAATGGATGTAGGTTGTGGGTGTGTGATACAAGTGACAACACAGCAATTAAATGATACGGGTATGCATAACGGATTTGATAAAGGTGGAAATCCTCTATCAGATTGGTCTCATGCAAACAAGTTATTGAATTCTGTTATTGCTGAAGCTCTGACATATGTTCCTGGTGTAAAGCTCCAAGAGGACAAAAATGCAGAAGGAGAAGTGATTGGTAGAAGTTTAGTACCTATATCCTGACACATTGTCACAAATAACCTAATGGCACAATAACTGATATAGAGATTGAGCCAACTAATAATAAAACCAAAACTAAGCCCCCCCTGTGGGGCTTTTTTTATTCCGTTAAATCTAATCTTTTTGGTAAGGTGTTAGTCAATTAGTAGCTTTGCTATTATGCCATACGGAAAGAGTAAGATCAAAACTACACGTAGTAAAGACTATGATGGGAAAACGAAAGGAACTGCTAAACAAACAGTTACCAGTACGAATAGGAAAGGTAAAGGAAAGAAGACTAAAACCTCTACTTATTCACAGAACCTAAATAAAGGAACTGTTAAAATGTCCAATACCGTAACTAAGAAAAAGAAAAGCGGAGCTACCAAGAGTAAAGGGGTTACTTCTAAATATAAAAGCGGTGGAGGATCCCCAGGAACAACTACCAAAAGTAAAACTCGTTCTAATAAAAAGAAATCTGTTACTAGGTCGAAGACTACAACAAGAGGTGGAGGTACTACTAGAAAAAAGGTAGTTAAAAAGAAATAATTATGGCTAAGAAAAAAACAGGTATGAAAAATACCTATAAAGGTGATATGACTAATAGAAAGTCTAGGACAAAGAGGACAATAGCAAAAGCTAGAAAAACTACAAACACACGTACTGCAAAAAATACAAGTACACCTAAACGTAAACCGGGTAAAAAGAAATAATTATGCCAAAGAAAATTACACCAAAACGGTCAGAGGTTGCTGGCAATGTGAAGAGTAAGAAAAAGTCCTCTCAAAGGAGTTCTTCCAAAAAGAAGACAGCTACAAGAAAAAAAGCTTCAGGGAGAGCTTCTGGAAAAGGTAATAGACCTTTAACAAAAGGGCCGGGTGCAGGTGCACCACCTCCTAAGAAAAAAATTAAATCAACTACAGCTCCTAAAAGAGTAACCAGGAAACAGAGTAAAAGACGTAGATAGAAAGATCCTAAACATTTTTAAATAAGCTCCTTTAAGGGGCTTTTTTTATTTCCTGGTGTGAATACCCCTTTTTCAAGAGAAGTCCTCTCAGGGCACAAAAAAACCGTCTCAAATTAATGAAACGGTCTCCTTTCTAATGTTGTATGTCTACAGATCGAACGTGGATAGATAAAAATCTACATCCCTATTCTTAATTTCTGTTCTTAAAAACTTTTCTCGCTTAATGGCCTTACGTATCTCCTCAACGGTACAATCCTCACCGCTTAGGATTGGGTAAACTTGTTCATTGACCTCTTTTAGCCTTTCATCAATATATATTTTTACTTCTGGATTGTTGTAGTATGCACTCATTCCTTTTTCTTATTTTTTCGTTTATAAATTAATATTTTAATTGATACCCATGCTCCAAGGATCAGGATATACGCTCCCATTAGAGAGATTATGGTTGCACCGATAGAAAGATTCATACCTGTCCCTCCTCAAACATTCTCAAGGCCAGCTCAGATTGGTCCTCTTCTAAGATTTTGATCTTATGGTCTATCTCAACGAGGTTTTTAAGATCCTCGGCAGATTCTTTAGCACTCCTTAAGATTGTGATCCTCAGGGAGTACTCTTTGTAGTGGTCTAAATCATCTTGTTGCATGGTACAAGTATAGGTAGGATTTCCCGTAAAACCAAATTAATATTGGTTATTAGTATTTGCTATATGAATTTGGAAATGTGGTAAACAAAAAATGGACCCGAAGGCCCATTATTGCGTATTGCGATATGCGATAATTTGTAATCTAAGAAGCTTTATCAGTTCAATATTGCAAGATCTTCTTCCACCTCCTCAAACTCTTCTACACTTACAGGATCCTTGTCCAATACAGCAAATCTGGTGGCATCATAACCATTCCACTGAAAACCTGTATCTGTAGTAGCATTATTTACTACCCCCTCTAAGAAATAAATCTTCTGACCGAAGTTGTTTATCCTTGAAGATAATACTTCATAATCATTACCTGCAGATATTTCAGCATATTGAGGCAACTTTTTATCATTTGTGCAGAGTACTCTCATTATGGCTTGGCATTAAATCCAATTTTTTTACTACGTGTTCCATCAGGTAAAATACTCTCAACCTCTAATACCCTTTTTCTGATAGGTATGCCAAAAAGCTTCCATGTGATTATTGTTCTCTCACTCAAAACTTTTTCATTAAGATCTATCCACTCGAGTTGTTGTTTACATGTTCTTACAAGCATTTTCTATAATTTTATTAATGTGTACCAATATAGACAATAGGTTCCGAATAGCCAAAACTATTGGTAGTTATTCTACATGGAGGATTTCTCGAAGTTTTCCTTTTGCTCTGAAGATTTGTGGCTTAACAGTCCCTTCAGGAATATCAAGAGTATTAGAAATATCTCTGATACTTCTCCCCTTTAGTCGCATTTCGATAACATCCTTATATTTTTTTGGTAATTCCTCTACAGCCAGTAACATTTTATCCATATCAGATACCTCTCCAAAATCATGTGTCTGCTCTACTGACCCATATTCTACTAAACCCTTTAGTGTAAGGAACTCATACCTGTCCTTCCGGCACTTATCATACCACATACGTCTGATCATTATACTCAACCAACTTAGTAGCGCACCCTTACCTGAATCATATTGATGACATTTGTCGAGAGCTTTTATCAACCCATTTTGAACAAGATCTTCAGAATCACTTAGATTTTTTGTATAGACAAGACTCATCCTTATTAAGGATGCTCTATGAGAGATGATATCTTGTGTTAAATGGTGCAATCGCTTAGGTATAAAGTTTTTGGAAAGTCTCCGAAAACAAACTTGGTTACATCACATAGCCACATTCGAAAATCATAATCAATATTATTAATTTTTCCAACCTTGTAGTAAGCTCCTCCTGTTACAGTAGAGCAAACTTCTGATATTTCAAGTGAATCATAACCAGGAGCTTCTGCCTCAGATGCTGATAAAGATACTTTTTGGGCACCTTGAGCATAGATGTCTAACATCATGTCTGCACCCATTACCATTTCAAGGTCATCTTTTGGCCCAGTCCACTCAGGGAGTACTATATACCAGCGTCCTTCTGGTGTTTTTTCGAAGTCTAACGTTTTCATGACACGCAATGTAAAAAGGATATATGAGAAATCCAAGAGATTCCCTCTTTATTTTCAACAGGAGCTGTGTTATTGATCTAAAACATCCTCATCTTCTTCATCCTTTGATTTGATATACAAGCTCATGATGAATAAAAAGAGATTGAACACACATGATAATATTAGTCCACACAAAAGGTGGCCAAATGTAATAGGCATGTCCAACATACTTAGGAAAATATTCTGAATAGTAGTAAAGAAAGGCAGACACCAATTGCGAAGCCTCTAAAAAAAGTTGAGGCACTAAAAATTGCCCTCCCTTTAGTTATACCCTGTTGGATATAGAACTCACGCTCCAGATTTTCGACACCAGAAATCTTCTTGATAATATTCTTCTCGATATATTCAGCATTCCGGTCATCTCCTGGAGTGCCCATCACTTGAACAAAGATTCTAATTTCTTTAGCCTTTTCTTTCACAGGATTCTCCATAATCTCTTGTATCTATAGGTGTTGTTGAATTAGTAGCAATAGTGGTATGGTCTACATCCTCTGTTGGTTGTATTTTGCCACAGTATTTACACTTCATCCAGTATATGGACCAAGCAACATAGTTGTGGGTATCTGTGGGGGATAATAAACAACTCTCCATATCTGATTAAGTGTTTACAAATTTCTTTCTTGACACCTTTACAAAAGGCGTCCATCCGAAACCTTTCATATAAACCCTCGTTAAGATAGTTCTTATGGTGATTGACTTATTTATTAAACTAGGTCTCCACTTTGTAGAAGAGTTCCATTTTTCAAAGTTAATTCCGATCATACCCTATTATTTCTTTTTCGTTCATCACCTGCTCACTGCCATCTTCATCTTCATCTTCACACCAATAGTTTTTAGTACCGTCTGTACTTTCCCATTTAGCTATTCTTATAATAGTGAGTTTTATCCCCTTTGCAAAATGGTGCTCTATCTTTGTAGAGTTGTCCTTATCCGCTACCTCATTTATAGGTGTGACAAGATCTCCGATATTTCTGAGTGTATTCATCATATAGCAAACTTAGATATAAATTGTCAGTAATGCAAGAAATTTTCAGGTTTATTATTTATTCTCGCCACTTTGGCGAGTTTATGGCGAGAATGTACGGCAATCTTCCGTACATTCACATAAGAATATAATATCTACAAGGGCTTTAGGTGTTACTATCATATAAGATCAACATCTTGATCTTAGCGGTGTCTTATTTGGACCTTCACCGGTTTACCATCCCAGATAGTAGCAATACCGAATTGCATTTTAAGCTCCCCATTCTCAGTCACCTTCTTACGGAACTCTTGACCCTTCTTACTTCCATGTGGAGATTTAGTAAACACTTCAAGAGGTTGTACAGTATAAGCAACATATCCAGGAGCTGCTTCAAGTTTCTCAACCTTTTCTTTTTTTAACTCTCGTAGGGTAATTGACTTTTCTGTCTCCTTAATCACTTTGAAGAACTGAACAAGGTTATCATCATCACCCCAGTTATATACGTAAATTTTGTTTTCCATGGTTATTTAAATTAAAACAAGCCCCCACGAAGGAGGGCCTGTAGTTCTTATCAGGGAGGGTTATTATTCTTCTTCGTCTTTAGAGGCAGCTCCACGTTTTTCTTTTGTAGTGTCTACATCATTTTCAGAGTCATTATTTTCACCACCATCCTCTTTTCCTTCTGGGGGTTTAGTGTTTTCATCTAAATCGATTGGTCCGGGACCAGCTGATCCTTCATCAGTAACCTCATCAGTAACCTCTTCCCCAGGTTCTCCATAAACTTTGTCAAAATCTTCTATTGGAACCCATCCTTTTTTGTCAGTTGAGGTATCTACTATTAAGAATGAGGTTGCATTCTTTCTAATGATCTCGATTGTTACCTCTTCATTGTCAGATCTTCTCATTACAAGATATGATCTACCTACTTGAACTTTCATATATACGTATTTATTGGTTATTATGTGGCGAATGTAAGTATAAATTGTTTTCTATCCAAATTTACAACCAAGTTTGTCCAGTTTTTTAATTAATTAACTGGAGATTCTGTCACAATTGTTTACTAAATTTGTTACAAATCTATTGCGACACCTTCCCCAATTAGATCGGATTTCCAATCAAAATGTTTCTCGTCTAACCACTTAGCAGCCTCTATCCATTTCTTAGTAGTGAGATTGTACCCACCCTCATTCATAAGGGACTCTACAAAGTTGGTTACTGAGATAACTCCAATAATATCTGCAAGTTCATATCTTAGATCATTTTCTATATCTAGTAGATCTGATAATGGACGCAGAAGAAGTCTTATTTCGAAGAATGATTTACCTGTTGAGCCACCTTCATAGGTAAAATGTGGGGTGTTGTTTAAGATATAATGACCGGTGATATGTGAGTATTCAATACCTACATAGTCGCTAAGGTGATTAAGGATCTTTATTTTCACCTTATGGGGGAGATACCCGTAAACGGCCTCAAGGAGTTCTTGATTTTTCATAGTCTTCAAATATATAAATAAAATGTGTATTGGCCAAAAGAAATAGGTTTATCGCTCAATCTATACCCATATATCGCTCATATTATGTAAAAAATGAGCTTCAACTGGCATCTATTTGAGCTACAAACTTTCGGCAGTATAATTAAACTACTGCCAATAGATTAACATCTCTCCTTACACCTTGAACATTTGAAATATGAAATTACACCGGTTTTTGTACGCTTGTTAACATAGTAGGGCCTAGTGTGTCCGAATATTCTACATAGCAATCTTTTCATTCTTAACTTATTATTGCCCCGAAGGGGTTCGCAAATTTTTATCTACCGGAGCGTCATCCAAAGGGGTTAGTATCTTAACGTCTTCTACTTCACAAACCTCGTTGGGGCAAAAATAGAGTGAAACTATTCCTTCACCTTCCATACTATAGTCCTCATAAGAGAAGTCATTGCTCCATATTAGTTCTGTTTTACAGTTCTTACACTCCATCTTGTATTTCTTTAATCACCTTGTTTACTACACGAATCCTTTTTCTACGCCTATTGACATTCCACCAAAAACCTCCATGCCTTTTTTTATTTCTGGGTTTAAACTTTAAAAACTCAGGGAAGTGGTCATGTATAACATTAGGCCCTGGAGATATATAAATGCCCATAGCTTCTTCATACCCCACTGTAATACAGTAGCAAATACCATAGGAGGTTTGAAGCTTTTCTTTAGTAACCTCTAGGATTGCTATTCTTTGTTGTTTTGTCAGATTCATTGGTTTTTTAAGCTTAATTCCTCAACTGTGGGTGTAAGAACGCCCTTATCCCAAGTATAAGAGATGTGATATCTATGTCCAACTTCTTCTTTTAATTCGCCAAAGAATGTAGAAACCTTCTTATGTGGAGGGACTTTTGTGTTAAAAATCCAACCTGTCTTAGACAAGGTTCCCCCTAACTGCTCTAAGAAGTGGTATATTTTAGACAACTGTCTTCCCTCGCTCATATCCTTTTACTTTTTATAAGGTTCTGGGAGGTGCATCCACCCAACTACGTTTTCTATTGAGTCAGTAACTACTTGACCGTAATAAGGTTCTATCCAGTTATGCATATCACTACTCTCCTTAAAATAGGCCTCTTGTACATATTTAACCTTCTTACCTTGAACAGTTACTAAGTACGTTCCGGACTTTCTAGGAGGATCGGTAATAGGATCTCTCCATGGCACAGTACTATTTACAAAAGCCTTGAGACCATCAACAATTTGCTGATCATTCTCGATCTTCTTGCCTTTATACATAATGTCTCCATTAGCTCTCAACAGTAGAATAGATTTATTATCTACATGAAAGTCTAAAGAGTTTTGTTCAGTAGCTAGATTAACAGCTGTGATATTTATCTCAGGCTCCTCTATAAGAGGCTCACCTGTGTCCAGATTGATTAGAAACACTTCACCATCCTCTAGTCCAAATTTCTCGAGCTGTTGATGCGTCCAGATATAACAAAGATCTGCAGTTGCAGGTTTACCTTTTTTGACCCAAGATGGTATTATAAAAACAACCTTCCCTGCAGGATGGGTATAATCGATAGCGACTTTATATTCATTATCCATTAGTCTTCTTTTTGAATTACAATTGTATGATCAATGATGTTTGTAATAACAGGTGTAGAACCACTTCCACAACAATCACATCCTCCTTCGGTTATAGTTTCTGCAACTGTTGTTGCATCTGCTTCTGTTAAAAAGGCTCCTGTTAAAGTATGCCAATCGATTGTATTCGTCCAGGCTCCATTGAATGGACTTGCTGCACTATGTACATTTGTTGTATCTACTACAGGGATATAATGATACATACCAGTATCTACTTTTTCTATAAACCACAGTGTACCACCTTCGTTGTACCTTCTGTGAATTTCATCTTGTTCTCTGTCTTTGTAAAATCTCATATTATTGGTTTTTATTTTTTAATTAACTCTTCCCCATCTAAAGCAAAGTAAAGATTTTGTAATTGATGTATGTATTCTATTGTTGCACAATTAACTTTATCACCTCTCATGTTGTAAACATAAAAATGCCAACAATTTATAATATTATCATAAACCAAATCATAAGCCAATAAACCTTCTTCCGTCATACATAGTCTATCCCAATTAAACTTAACTAACTCCTCTTCTGTTAGGGGGATGGGCTTATATATCTCACGCCATGCTCCTTTAGAGTCACACATGTTCATTAAATCTCCTGGAGAAACGGCTAAGGGGGTTCCATTCATGTTTACCAAATTCCCTATCCTTAATTCATTTGCTAGTGTTCCCATTTTTTAATGTATTGATTCATGTTTACCACAATACTTACAATTGCAAGCTGTTGTACCGTCATTCATATAGAAGCTACACTTCTTTTCAGTTCCGGATTCCAAAAGCTGTTGTTCAAGCCACTCTACATATAAATCACTAAATCCAACACCATTACCAAGCATGGGCTTCATATTAGACTCCTGTTTATACTTCATCCGGAGATCAAGCTTGTTTTTAAATGTTGGTTGGTTCATCTTTTTTTAAGTATGTGAATAGAGTTGTTTTAAAGAGCCGAAAAATAATCCCATCTAGAAACCATATAGGCGCCCCTAAGAATAGGCAAACTTGGATAAAGGTATAGAATTCTTCACGGGTCATTGTGTGAGAGGGGTACCATAACTCCCTATGAATTTTAGCCTTGTGCCAAATAAATAGATTCGAGACCCACATCAACACCCATATTAGTATAAGTATTATTCCCATTGGTTCTATTTTATATGTTCTGTTAAATCAATTATTTTCCGTATCCATGTTTTGGGGATCTTGAAGACTCCTCCAAACACCTCACTATGTATACATCTCTTATTTGCTATAATCATGTATTCATCAGTCTCTTCCAGAATAAACCCAACCTCTATGGTTTCCCAACTTTGGTCAGCTCCCATTTCTTTACACTCCTCTAGAGAATTCCATGCTATACTAGATGTGATCGTTACGGCATCACACCATACAATATAAACTAGCCTTAATTCCTCCTCGGTTTTTTCCGGTGTACAGCGATTGTTTTCTCCCATGGTTTTATTAATTTAAAGGTGCTGCTCTCCTCTGTTTTTCTATTTCATCAATATGTTCTATCAAGGCCTCCCCTAAAGCCCTAATATGTTTACGAGAGATCAGTATTGTAGCAGTCTCCCCTGCAATAAATGCTATTGTTGTGAAACCTTTATCGGTTTTTACCTCAATTCTTTCCCCAAGTTTTTTTCCTATGGGGGTCTCTACTATTGTTAACTTTGCTTTCATGTTCCAAATGTATATATAAATAAACACTGTTCCAAATAAAATCCTTATTTAGAATCATTCTAAATATCACTTGGGTCCCAGATTACCATTTTATGAGATGTGTGTGAAGGGCTTCCGGGATATACACTATCAAAAGAAGGACTATCTTGTACTGATATTGTGCTGAGGTATTTACTTGGAGCCTCAATTGTTCCATATCCCCTATATATCTGAAACCCTCCCTCACTCTTTGTCAGGATCCATCCATTATTTCCTTCAGATCTTCCGTGTTGTATAAATCTACGTAGATCAGAATAACTATAGTGGTATGTAATGGTACCCCCCTTATTTGTTTTATTAGCAAAATACATAATCCCAAATGTTTTTAAGAACCCTTCGTTATTTTATCTACCTTAGTATGTGTAAAGACACCAGTGATTTTAGTAGGATCTATTTGAGTAATTGTGTTGTTACTCGCTCTCCTGCATAGGTACTTATCAATACTCAACATGGTAATAACTTTTTCCAAACCATGCCCTGTTACTAATTTTTTAGAGACCCTAATTTTATCAAGTACAAGATAATACTGGTGGTGGGTAACAGGAAATTTCATGTATTCATTAGCAGACTTCTCTGTGGTCTCCTGTTTTACTATCTGTATCTCTATGTATTTTCCAACCATAGCCCCAAATGTATTTAAAAATAGATTGGTATCCAAATAAAAAATAGATTTTGTAACAAAGACAGGGTTGTTTTAGTGGATTTTTGTAACAGAATAGGGGTTCTTTTTATATGCCCCTACATATAGATTAAAAGGATTGATCTATTTTATATGCATTTAGATATAAGCTGTATAGATTATAAGTGGGTTTATAAGCGTATAGGATTATACATAGATTCAGGGGGGGCTAAATAGATGATGCAAGAAATTTGCAATATCTATAAAAAATTGATCTATGTATTTTATTTCTCAACCTACCTAATCAAAACCCTCCCCCCCTCGTGAGATTTTTTGCCCCCACCCCCCCACAAAACAAATATTTGGATTTTCCAAATTTTAAAGCACTTATTTTTGTCTCCTAAAAAAGATTTATTTTTACTTGCATATGTCAATAATTTGTTGTATATGTAGATACTACCTATTTTGGGGGCTTACTACCTATACACATAAAAGTTGAGATATCCTAATTTGGGGGCTTATTTAGACTGAGTATAAACAAGCATTCAATTGAAATTAGGCCCTATTTTATTTGGTCAATCTATACATTATACGTATCTTTAAGTAAGGCCAACGGGCTAGATAATACAATTGAAATCGTTAAATTTTACACAAAATAAATTGCTTTTTTCTTGCAAATTATTTGCAATAACGGTTAATTGTTTGTATATTAGTAGTAAGTAATAACACAACAAAATGAGTAAAAAACTAGCATATCACCAGAGACTAAAAGAGGCCTATAATATCAAGCCTTCCAAGTCAACAAAATATTTGCCAACTGCAAATGAAAACCTATTGAAAATTGAAAAGATTGGTAAATTACATAAGGCCGCTAAAATGGTTAAAATGCAAGGCAAAAAAGATGCTATAGAAGGGGCCTTTATGAATCAGGCGTTCAAATCGAATAGAGCAGATGAGCAAAGGAGACAAAGAAGAGCGAAACGGTAAAGAGTAGAATACATATATTTTAAATGGGTGGTGACCACACCCCTAAAAAGTTCCTGATAGAGTTGGAACCACAGACGGACAAAAATAGTGCAAATCCTATTATCATTGGGGTTGGTCTGTTCAGAGTCGAACGGGTTTAGGTCTATAAGATGCTCAAACTATTATTAAGTAAATTAAATTGTTATGAAAAATATCAAAATCGAATTATTACAAGCGGATAAGAGTCCACTAACTTTTAT